TCAATCAATATACTTGATGCTTCCAGGCTTGCCAAACTTGCGACGAAATGCAATTTCATCAGCAATCTTTTCAAAGTTTTTAGTAATCTTCCATTTATCAGTTTTGTTTTCGTAAATGGCGATCACTAATTCGTTGTCTTTTACGCAACGCTGCACACCCCATGAAACACAAAGATAGAGAAAGAAACAGATAATCGCACAAAAACCAAAACCAGCAATGAACATCAGCATTATATAGCCCTCACATAATTAATTGAAAATTGGTGCGTTTCTGGATCTGCTCCAGAATATTCTTTCGCAAATCTTACAGCCATTTCAGCGCTACATGCTGTAACAACCGTTTCAAATTCTTGCTTACATGATCCGCAATTGCGACCCATGCGCCTGATAGTTAAATTAACTTTGAACACCATCCGGCTTATCCTCTTGCAATTTCACCATAAAATCACCGATCCTGCCTAATACCGCCTCGCCTTTTGCAAAGCGCTTTTTGTATCGCGTTTTCTTGCCGTCACGTTCAATGATGATAGTTACCTTTGCAATCTCTTTATTCTGCATTATTTTCTTCCTCTGCGATAATCTGGATGATGTTGTGTTTGGGGAATGAAAACGCCTTTGTATCTTCTTTGTTTGAGATTATGACACCATTCCTTTGAACATCAATATCGAAATCTTTTTCTGAAACAATGACGCGATTAACAAGAAGTTCGCTACCAGGGTGCAAAACTCTTTCTTTGAAAAGCAAAGTGTATTTCATAAATTAATCTCCTGAGTGGTTGCGGGTTACGGTTCCCGCGATGGTCGTTTGCTATGCAATCCCATCCGATTTTTGTCTACGGCTAACGCGCCGCGCTTTGCTCTATTGAGCCTCTTATGTTCACGGCGTTTAATCTACCAATCAGACAACACGCCGTCAACCTTCATTGATTCAAGTGCTTATTATTCGTACTCGCCAGGCTTACCCCATCGACCAGCTATATAACCAGCAAGCCATACAAACTTTGTGCGAGTGATTAAGGTAGAAATTGGCGTGTGATGTTTGGTGATAATGCCAGCCGCAATATGATCGTATTTGTTGCCGCTCGTAACTTCAACTTTCAGATCCTTCATGCACTCTTTTGCAGCGCGTTTAACAATGTTGTATTCAGCCTCATTAAGTCCAAACATTTTAAAGTCCTCTTGATTTCCAAAGTTGAAACATTTCAAAGTAGTGCAATGCTGTGTCAGTGTCGCCGCGCTCTAATGCTTCTTCTTGCTTCTGTGCGCACCACTGCGACGGTTTTATGTATTCAGGCATAGAATCACCTTCCTAAAAAATGCGCCTCTTAGAATGCTATTGAGGCGCTTTAAAAGCTATCAATTTTCGTTAAATTTTCCATCCAGGATTGCGCGAATGTTGTTTAGTGTTTTCACCTTCCAACAATCCCATTCTGTTGATCCTGGTTCAAACGTTCTTGCGGACCCTGGCGCATCAGTGCTCAATTCGTCGATTATACATGAAACTTCATCAACAACGATTTCCTTTATGGCCTCTTGCATTTCCAGATCTTCCACTGGTTCGAAAGCCTGAACAACTCCACCTAAAACGCGTTGCTGTGCTTGCGCTTCTTCTAACGTGTCGTGGATGTTTCGGATCTGCTTGCTTCCAAACTTACCAACGCCGTAGCTGTGAATGTAAATCATTTTTATTTCTCCATAACTTGATTAGCAACAGAATCAATATAGCTTGAGAATGCAGATCCTAAACTTTCGTTTTTACGCTTCCATTTCTCAATATCCATTTCATTCAATCCTTGCTCATGCCGCCACACTGCCAATTCTGCCGCGCTTGTTGAGGCTGGCATCAGTTTATGCTCAAGCTGTGCAAAAAGCTCTTTTGCTACTTCATCTTTGATATTTACAACCGCCTCGCTACCGCTACCCATTCGCCAGCCAAGGCCGCGCAACAATGATTTCGCTTGTTCTTCTGATAGGTTGATTGTGATCATTCTTCTTCCTCCACTGCATAAAACTTGATGCGGCTATTATCAACAAGAAACATAACATCGTTATCCCATTTATCGGCTTCTACTTCGTAATATTCCTGGTTATCGTCGTCAGCAAGGATTACGCGATCTTCATCAATGATTAGCTCATAAGTGCCGCCGTAAATCGGGTTTTCGCTTTCAAACATCTTGCCAGTGTATACAGCCATTTTCTAAATCTCCGTGTTTCGCTTCAATGAGGACACTTTAACAAATGCCCTCGCGGAAGTTTTAACAAAAAGTGCTATTTTTGCAGACCAATCAGCGCATCAGCCAACGCTCTTACAACCTTTGCATGAGTCACTATATTTTCACCTTCCGGCACTCGCAGCACTTCACGCAGTTGCTCTAAAACTTTGACGTATTCGTTATGCTCTGAGTTAATCAACGCATTGAATCGCGCATTCTCAATTACAGAATCAACTGATTTTGCAATTACGCGATCTTGAATTCCAACCGTCATTTCACCGCGCATTGATTTGAAGATATAGCCACCAGGCGAACATGAATTTCTAACCTGCTCCGCTACTATATCGCGAATTCGTTCACGCTCTGCTAATGCGCTTGCTTCATCTGCGATCCGCTTTGCGTTGCTTAGGTGCTCGCTTTCGAAAAGAGTTTTATCAAGCCAAACTCTAACGCCATTATCAGCAACAACCAGATAAAGAGTATCTAGGCTATTCAAAACGGTATAGTCACGGTCTTTTGTCAGGTAGTTATAAAAATCATTTTTAGCTTTCATATTTTGTTCTCCTTACCAACAAGAAATTTCTTCATCAGCAAAACAATCATATTCAGCCTGGCCCCATTCATTTAGCGGCGTATCAATCCAGCTTGCGTAAGCATCCAGCATTTCGGATTCATAGTTATCTGCAATGATGCGACCCCATGCGCGAGCATTCTTGTAACCGTACATACTAAACGTGTAAGGTGTTTTAGCTGAATCACCCCATCTTTTAGCAATCTTCGCGAATGCGCGTACCAGCATTTTTCTATTCATCGTTTTGTCTCTCTGCGTAAATGATCGGAAAGTTTATTCTTGTTTGCTGCGTCATCACTGCCAACCATGCCACCAGCAAGAAAAATAAGTAAACCGCCAACAGCGCTTTGCCAAGTGTCATTGTCAGTAAGCAATATTCCGCACATAAGCAATGCCACAAAACCAATAAATCTAATCATCTTTTTCAACCTTAACCGGAGTGTTAAAAACATACGTTTTAAGCGTATGGCCTTTTGAATCCTTCGTTATGATGTTTACCGTGTCGCCGTCGCGTCGTTCTTCCAATTCAACGCCAGGCACATAAAGCAACCCTTGCGGCGAATGAATCCAGAACATTTTATTCCTCCACGATCTCAAATTCTGCCAGAACGAAAGAGCCAACATTTACAGATAATCCGTCTTTACCGTTTAAGAAGAAGTGACCGCCGTATTCATGCGTAACAGTCGGGCTAAATCCGTTTACACCATCTTCCATGTGGTAAATTGCGCCAACTGTCAGATTCATGGTGTTTGATTTGGTGCATTTAATTTTCATCGTTTATTCCTCTGATTGGTTGCTTCTCTTGAATAAGGCCACTATAACAAATGGCCTTGCGCAAGTTTTAGCAATTCGTGCTATTTAAGGTGATCGCGAATGATTTCCTTTGCCGTTACATTTGGTTGTTTATCAACCAATTTATAATCGTGCTCGCTATATCCGTTTTTCTGGTAGTATGGATTTATTCGAATGTAGTTGCGGCTATCACCTGCAAACGTGAACCCGTCGCGGTGCAAGCGGCATAACTTCACCTCATTACCAGCATTGATTAGCGCTATAATTTCATCTGGAAAACCGCCATCAGTGCAAACAACAGGAGCATCACACTCTTTTACTTTCTGATTAAACCTTACGCCGAAATAATCCTTACCGAATTTAGGCTTGATCACATCCTCGCTAATCCAGATCATTAACTCGCGCGGTGACATACCCATCAGGAACGTTTGCGGCCTTTCTTTCTGCTCTCTGTCATCGTAAGCCAGCATGAAACGCTTATAGTTCTCTTTGCCCAGGATAGCTAATGCAATATCAAACATTGGCTCTTTAAAGCTAATGATTCGGCATTGCTTACCAGGCGAATAGACAGAAATCATCTTGCCTATCGTGTCTTTACCAGCACCAGGAGGCGCATTGAGGATTATAATTTTAGCCATCTTTATTCACCTTAAAATATTGAACGGTTAATGTTTCTTCGATCTGAGTCCATCCGTGATTTCTTGACTCAATACTAACATCATTTAATGCTGCCTCGCCGGACTCAAGAGCATCAGCAAGCGCTCGCAGATAGTTGATCGTCTTTTGTGTTTCAACTTTATTATCAGTATTCATCACGACCACACTCCAAGTAAGATTGAGCCAACAGTTACAACCATTGCAATTGTGAAGCAAATAATATTGCGGTTGCGTTTTCGGATCTGTGATTGCTGGAATAATTCAGCCGCTTCTTTATTGAAGGGAACCATCATTCCACACTCAACCATATTGATAACTCCCTTTTCGTCAACTGAACTTCTGAAATGACGACCTACTTCAAGAGTAGGATAGTTCGAAATGAAAATATCTCCCTCGTCGTTGATGATATAATATGCAGTGCGTCCAAACTGTTTAATCATAAAAACTTTCATGTGTCATTCTCCTTGCTTGTCTCGACAAGGCACACTTTATCAAATGTGCCTTAGCAAGTTTTAGCAAAAAGTGCTATTTACCATTTAAACTCACCATCGCGGATTAGTTCGTAAATTGGCACGATGATATAGCCAGGCCATAAAATAATCGGCTTCCAACTATCCTTATCATCAGCGTCAGCCTCTTTTAGTAGCGCTCGCATCAGGAAAGCGCCGCAAACATACAGAATTAAAACGATAGCGATCAAGATAAAAGTCAACATAATAAATCCTCTATTCCGGTAATTCTTCCGCAAGACGCTTGATGTGTTCCGCTAACTCCAATGCGCCTTTCTTGTCAAAGATTCCGCGAAACTGCAAATGTGTGTCATCCTCATATTTGCAGTCAATCAACACCGATTTCCCTTCGATGTAAATAAGCACGTTATCACCATGCCGATCTTCAATTAGCTTTGCTGTCATCGCTCAATTCCTCCACGCCGTGAGATTTTATGTGATCGTGCAACTGGTCTCCGTAGTCAATAACCTGGTAAACCGTCAAGCCCAGGCCGCGCAAGTGTGCAATAACGTTTGGCGAGTCATCCCAACATGCGACAATGCGATCAAGCCCGATAGTCCGTAAAACTTCCTCTTTGATCACGGTATCTTTCCGGTTGTCCTCCGCTCGGCGCATAATCAGCCAATCGAAAGAAACGCCGTTTTCAGCTAACCATGCTCGCGTTTCTGCCTCAACTTCATCACTCCGACCCGTTAGGATGATAACCAGGTATCCGGCATCAAACATAGCATTGCACACGGAAATGTTATTGCTGAACGGTGAATCATCCTTTGAGGCGCGGTTAAACTCACTCCAGCTTTCAGTAAGATGCAAGTCAACAGTTGGCAACAGGTGCAAGCGATGCGCCCCATTTGATAACGTGCCGTCCAGGTCAAAAATAACGAAACGCTGTTTTGTTGCAACGTAGTGATTAGCGTATTCCTTCCCCCACAATTCGATCTTAAACATCCATTACCCCACAAATTCGATGACACTGTAAGCGATGCCAGCCAGCACAACGGTAGCGAGCACAATCATAGAGCCGTATTTCAGAAACTGCTTAATTGATTCTTTTGACATTTTTCTATCCTCTCTTGTTGGTTGATGCGGTCATTGTACCAATCAGCACACATGACCGCTTAACATTTCGTGCTATTGCGCTTTCTGCTTCAGGATTTTTCGAGCCATGCGCCTATAGTCACGATTCGTTAATTTTCTTGTGTCAATAACATGGCTATCAAGCATTGTAAATTTATAACCACCTAACCAGTGGTCGTGACTGTGTGTGTGATCGTATTCAATCAGATCGGGTCTGAACTTGCTGGACTCACAACCTTTAACCAGTTTGTCAACATACATTGCAATATCAATTTGACCGCGCTCGTTAACATGAAAAAGGTGTGCATAACTTGAGCCTTTGCCGCCTTTATTAAGGTGTAAGCCATAAACCGCGTTACGTGCTAATTCCATTTTTTGATCCTTTCGTTGTTTGGTATGAGCTTACTATACAGCAAGCTCAAAATTCTGTTTTAGCAATTCGTGCTGTTTTTGATTTTTACGTTAGTGCCGATCTTAATGTTGATTTCAGCGCCGTAATTATTGCCGCTCTTGTAGCCACCAGAATAACCGGAAAGCAAGCAAATAACATCGTCATGTACTTCAATGCGGCGCGGTTTAAATTTCAACTCGTCCCATTCGCCATTTTCACGCTGAACACCTAAAAGCGTTGCGCCAACTGGCATATTTTCAACCTTGCAAATGTAATCGTAATCTTTAGCACCTACTGACTCAGTAAACACAGCACCGTTTAAATTGACATGGCCAGGCCTGATATTTAAATATTTCATCGCATATAACAGATCGTTATCCTCGCGTTTTTCTGCCATTTCGTAATAGTACCTCAACACATTACTATTGCTTTGGTTATGCTCATTATGCAGCTTAATGAAATATTGCAATGAAAGACTGCTTTTCTCGCCGCTACTCCAAACGCCGTTGCTGTATTCACTGTGATATGTAATATTTTTACCGTTAGCGCAATTTTTAAATGTGATCGGGAAGTTGATTTTTCGATGCTTAACATTGTTGATTCTCCTTTGCTTAACTCAACGAGGGGCACTATAACAAATGCCCCTGATTTAGTTTTAGCAATTCGTGCTATTTAGCATTTTCTTTATTCTGTAGCGGTAGAATTGCATTACGTGTTCATTATGCCAACTGCTCACTTTATAACCTCAATCAACAATCCTGCATTCGCCATAGGTGAACGGGAAATGTGTGTCGCTTTCATAGCTATCCGGTATATCGGCGCATTGGCCTTTCTCTTTGTCATAGCCAGCCGCTACCAGGGCATCAAGCGGAACGTCAACCATTCCAACTTCAATACCGTAATCAATGCAATTCTCAATGCGGATCGGGAATGTTAAGTGTTTCATTCCATCGTAAGAGCCATCATTCAGGATCTCAACAGTTACGCGTTTCAGTTCAAACATTTTTATTACTCCTGTATGCCAAAGATAGAAATTAATGAGTTTGTGAGGCTGCGGCGATATTTGCGCATTACAGCCGCTACATTCTCGCCAGTTTGATGACCTAACGTGATCGGCATCTCTGAGCCGTCGCCGTATTCATTGCCAACCTTTTTGGGCTTATCTCGCCAGGCGTTTATAAATCCGTATTCATCACGAGTGATATAGCGGTATATGTTAGGAAGTGGTAACTTGATCCCCTCAAAATCCACTTCCTGCGTGTAGCTGCGGAAATTATGCATGGAATTCATAAACGATCACTCCCATTTCATCAACAACTTGAGCCTTGTAATAACCACCGTTAGCAGCCAAAAGATAAGCCTGGCTAAGAGTTTCAAACTCGCGGGTTACTGGCTGGCTTGTTTCGTGTTCCCAGGTGATTAAGGTAGTCATTGTGTTTTCCTCGTTTCGTTTCGATGGGGTAATTATGCCAAACTACCCCAATCGAGTTTTAACAAAAAGTGCTATTTGCCAATCAGGATGTAATCCGTCATTTCAGCATTGACACGGCAAAAGCAAGGATTGAAAAAGCAATTGACAACAGCGAAAATCCAGCAGCAGCGATAAAGAACACCACGGCATGATCTAAAAGTTTCTTATTCATCAAACACCCCCAACAAAATAAATACGCACAACGCCAGCGTAACGCCAGGATGACCAATAACCATGCACCACATTGCAGCGACAAGGGCGAATGCTTTCACTGAAGCCTCCCGATGGCGTCAGCAATAACCAGGAATGCAAGCGATCCGAAAGTTGCCGCAATCGCAAGGATAAGCAAGCATAAACATAACTCAATATATTTCGTATTCATTAGCGGATATCCTCAAACGTTTTGAAGTATAAGCGGCCTTTTGCGTTGTGCCATAGCAATTCACTTGTTTCTATCCATCTTCCGGTGTCTGTGCGGATTATGCGACCGGAACGATATTCCAGCTTTACTATGTTGCCGCCACTTCTTAGATATAGGCGATTAACAATTGCAGTTGTACACATCCTGGATTCTTTCAGCAGGTCTACACCATTAAAACGGATCGGACAAAACATGATTATTCCCCTTGCTCAACCATTGACTTAATTAGATCCTGATATCGCTTAATTCCTATTGCCGCGCCCTGTAGTTGTTCACCTTCCAGATCCGTGATATTTGGCATTGTGTTTAGCAGTCGTTTGGCGATTCGCTCACCGATCCGCTTTTCCAGTGCAGGAATATCATTTTTTGTGAATACCTGTCGCTTTGCCTCGCGGTTGATTGCCACCTTAAACCCTGGCGCTTCCTCAACCGGATCAGTGCGAGTAATTGAAACCGTTCCGATCTCCTTCACGTCAGGGACGCGATTCATGATCGTGCGAATGTATGAGGCATTGACCTTCTTCCGGTCTTGCTCGTCGAGATTGTCCTCGATAAGAGCATCGGCAATGATGTAATTCTCAAGCTCTCCGCTTGCTAACTTCTTCGCCAGTTCACGCAAGCTGTCGCAAAACTCTTTGGTAGTTGCCATGATTGGTTATCCTCCTGTTGGTTAGTTCGTTGTGGCATATTATCGCCGCCATTTGTTATCGTCAAGTAGTTTTTTGTGTGCTTACGTTCCATACCTATAGTGGAACAAATTTTCAGCGTAAGTGAATGTTTTACTTGAAATTGAAAACGCGTTCTTTGGCTGTTCATACGTTCATGAATTTTCGCGGATTCCTATATATAAATATATTTTTCTCAATCCACTACCAGACCAGGCGCAATAGGCTAAATATTAACCAAATACCACCATCAACAATATATCACCCACCACTAACCATATGGAACATTAGAAACAGTATAGAAACAAATAAATACATATATATAGATAACTTACTGTTTTAATTATTATTATATAGAGTTTTATTTTGTTCTTTTTGTGTGGCTAACACATAGAACCGTCGAGGAACTACGCCGGATAGATTTGTGAACACCCATGAACGGAAGATAACAGCGCGGAGCCTGGAGTGATGTTTTGCGGGAAAAGTTTTCTCTGATCGACAAGGTGTGATTATTTCTACTCTCTCACTACTCAAATCTAATCAAATCAAATCAATTTTAATCACAAAATCTCACACATCAATCATCATCTGATCATATAACGATCACGTAACAGGATCATGAATGCGTTCGATACACAAAACGATGCGTTCATTAGACCAAACGGTCTAGACCAATCGGTCTATCGCATGAATAGCACTTTTTGTTAAAACCAATCAGACGCGAATTGCTATGATTGCTTCATCGAAACGAACTGAGGAATTCACGATGAAATACACCAACAAATACAACGGACACACTTACTTCATCGAAAACGGCGTTGTGATGTTTGGTAGCGATGGGCTGTTTATGCAATCATATTCCAGCATTTCAGACTTCAACCGCATGATCGAGTTAGGCGAATTGGTTCCGGTCAAGCCAACGCGTGAAAACTTCCGCGACCTGGTTAACGAGGCAAAGAAAGACAATCCAGGCTTGCAAATCCGCTTTGTGGCATTCATCGCACACATTGGATTCAAAGAGGCTTACGCCGGAACGATACCACAACGTAACGCTCGCTTTATTCGTTGGATTACGGATCGAAAGGCTGATTATGTGCGTTTGCGTGGTAACATGGTTAAAAATGATTATTGCACTGGCTATCACAGCATTTTGGATCATGACGATTTCACTGATTTCATTGTTTCCGGCGAATGGCTGTAAATAGCATTTTTTGTTAAAACCGGATCGGGGTATCTTGATATAGTTACCCCATCGAAACCAATCAGGAGATTAACGATGGAAATTCAAACTCAATTCGAAACTGTGGTTACTGTACGCGATGCGAGCCATGAAAAAGGTTTATTCAAGAAGGGCGCACAAATCACCGTCGATATTGATGATATGGTTGCATATCACGGCGGCATTACCTGGAATATTCAGGTTGTTGAGCCTGGCAAGAAATTTAAACTTCTGGCATTCAATACCGTATTTGAAACTGTGGAGGTGGCGCAATGAGTCGTTTAAATTTCGCCGGAAAGAAAGTAAAAGTTAAATCATCTGGAAAGTGCATGTTAAGCGTTTGGCGCTTTGATGAAGATCGCGAATATGAAATTTTGATGGATAGACAAAATGACTTGCATATTTCAGACAATCGCGGCCTTGCACTTTGTCTTTGCATAACTGAAGATGGAGATCGGTTATACGCGCCAGGCGTTGAAAGTATTTATTCAATTGAGGTGATGAAATGATCAATAATACTTATCGCGTCGTTGCAATAAGCCGCGCCAATGGTAAGCGAGTTGTGTGCTATGAAGGTGATCGCGCTTGCCTGGCAACTGATACATATGAGGAATTAACAAAACGTCGCCCTACTTTTTACTCCGATTTCAAAGTGGTGCTTGAGCGCCTGGAGCCTGTAATTGTCATGGAGAGTGATTAATGAAGCTATTTTTTATTCCTAACGCTTGGATTCTTGCTGTTGCTAATGACCATTACGGAGGCGACGGAAAGCGTGCGAAAAGGTATTCGTATTTTAATTAAATAGCACTTTTTGTTAAAAGCGATCCGGTTTGTTTTGGCATAATGCATTCATCGAAACGAACCGGAGAATTTTAAAATGATGGTATCAAAAACAACTACTAACTTCGCTGGCAAACGTGGCATTGAGTTAAGCATTGAAACGGGTTACAACAAGTTTGAAGAATTTGAAACGCTGTGCATTTGGGAATCTGATAATGATTGCGAATGGCTTTGCTCTTACCGCGTAAATGGTGATGGCTCATTCACCTGGAATGCAAACATTTATCTTAAAAAAGAAGTTATGGAAGAATTGCCAGCATTAATTAAAGATGAAAAACATCTTCGCCAGGTTATCCAGTTTATTAGCGAGAACATCTAATGAAACGTAAGCGGAATCAAGCAACGTGCCGCTGCCAGGCTTACGATTTTCCTCATAGGTTTGGTGGCGGTTTGTGTACCGGAATTCAGATCGCTGAGGAAAACGCAGGTGGCAACCTTTGCCAGCACTGCTATCTGTTTAATGGTGGCTGTGAGGTGATAAAAGGCCAGGAGTCGCCGCGCGAATGCGCATATGTGCAAGAGTTTATAGAGTATCATGAGGTTAAATTATGACCTACTTCAAAAACATAAAAACCGGAAGAATTTACCGCGTGAACATTCGCCATAAAAACGCTTTAATTATGAGCAAAGGCGGCTGTTGGGTTAGGTCTGCACGTTATAGAAATGCAGATTTAACAGGATATCCGTTTATCGCCGTAAATAGCACGAATTGCTAAAAACGATAACGCTCTGATTGGTATCATACTTTCACATAAACAAAATGGAGAATCAAAAATGAAACTGAAAACTGAATCCATCATGAACATTGTCAAAGCTCACGGGAAAGTAGTTTTGAAAATGGATCGCGATTCTGGATTCCATCAGTTAACGATTACCCGCGTAAAAACTGGTTACGCTGTTGGCGAACACCCAGGCGGAAGAATCCGTCGCATGACTGAAAGCGATGCTTACGCGATGATTGACGAAATGAGCATGTTTATTGAGAAGTGGGGTTGATATGGTTCAAGATGCTTTCTTTGCTCGCCTACATGAAGCGGAGGCGGCTGGACTCAACAAGGAATGGGCGCTTAAAGTTGCCTATCTTGAAATAACGCTTGATGACGCATTAGGCGCTATGGATATGGATCAAGAAAGTAGTGTGATGCTTGCTGATCCTAACGCAATAATCAATGATTGCGGTTGTAACTTCGATCCATCTTGCAAGCGTTGTTTCCAATTCTAAGGAGCATTTAAAATGACACCTATCGAAAAAATTTGCTGTCCAAAACACGGCGGAAGCGGTGATAAAACAACATGCCCATTCTGTAAGTAAAAAAATATCGGCCTGTTTAGCGTCGTGTCGCGATTTCAGGCCGTAACTAATACGATTGCCACACCTACAAACAAAACGCCTTACAAGGCCATACAGAAAGGATTTAAACATGCTTATTTTCTCACTATTTGATGGTTCTGGTTATGCTGCGTTGCCGTGGGCTGAACGTGGTCACAAAGTGCTGTGCTTTAATTTCGACGGTGCTGATCATGGTGATTACCAATCAGTGCGCGTGACTCATCCCAACATCGTTTATTTGAATGAGTGGATCGGATTATCATTCCAGCATAACGCAATGATGCGCGTCTTTGGCACTCCAGATTTTATTATTGCATTCCCTCCATGCACTGATTTAGCTGTTAGCGGATCGCGTCACTTTGCCGCAAAGCGTGAACGTGATCCAGACTTCCAGAAAAAGGCGGTTGAAACGGCAAAGATTGCTGCCAATATTGCGGATCGGTTTAACGTTCCATATATGATTGAGAATCCTGTTAGTGTTCTGTCGTCAATGTGGCGGCAACCTGATTTTATCTTTCATCCTTGCGCGTTTGGAGGTCTGTTGCCGGAAGATGATAAACATCCTCACTTTCCTGAAATCATTCCCGCTCGCGATGCGTACACCAAAAAAACTTGTCTTTGGACGGGTAACGGCTTTGTAATGCCGGATACAAACGCAGTATTGCCAACAGGGAACAACAATCCAGGCTGGCAAAAGCTCGGCGGCAAGTCTAAGCGAACAAAGCTGATCCGCTCACTCACTCCGCGCGGCTTTGCGCTTGCTGTATGCATGGCAAATCAGAAATAGCACTTTTTGTTAAAACGCCGGATCACGTATCCGGCATAATGCTTTCAACAAAAACAAAAGGAGATAAATCAAATGGCTAAATTCAAATCAATCAAACTTATCGGATCTGATAACCGCCTATACAAAGCGCGGGTAGACGAAAATGATGATACTTTCGTTAAGTTAGATGGGAAATGGATTCACGCCAACTTAACCGGATTAACATTCCGAAATGTTAAGACCAAAACCATTAAATGCACATGGGTAAACCATTCCATGCAGATCAAGAAAACTTTCAAAGCTGATAAGCGTTACCAGATCGAACAAGGCCGCGTGTTAGGTGCTGTTGCTGGATACGTGTTCGACGAAAACGGCGACCGTTTCACGCTGTATCGGGAAGAAGTTGGATTCTCTGCCGCTGGCGGTGCTTATCTGTTTGAGGCCAAATACTCATGAGTTTACCGGAAAAAGATTACATTCCTCACCGTTCTGAGGCCATGCAAAAATACCGTTACAAGGTTGTTTTTAGTGCGATATCGTCATTAAAGGAAGGTGAAACGGTCTATCGCATCAGGGATAAGCATTCATATTTGCTGATTGGTCATACGTTCCATCGTTCGCTTGCATTCGATCCTAAAACTCTTGAATGTCATAGCATTATAGATGGAAGGTTATTAGCCAGGGTTGAGCCGATCAAATAGCACGAATTGCTAAAAGGCTGTAGAATGTTGCCGTTATAATTAGCGGCAACAAGAAGGAGATTTTTAGATGTTTGACTTTGACACCAACAAATTGACACCTCAACAAGTTATAGCCATTGCAGAATCGCAGGGAACATCGCCGCTTCGCGTTGCTATTCAGTCGAACGGCTACCGCCAATCGTCCAGCTTTTGGGAACCTGTAAAGGATATTAACGGCGCTAATGACCGCTATCCTGTGATCTCTTTGGGTAATGATGTTGATGTTGTGGGTAAACTGTCACGTAGCATTGCGCAATCTGTTCAATTTCCTGAATCATCGGCCTATATGCATTTCATTGGTTGCGTTTCCGCCGCTATGGTTGGACGCTTCCAAGTTGAGTACCACGGCACTGAACAACCAACGGCGCTTTATGTTGTAACCAGTCAGCCGCCATCAACTGGTAAATCAGCAATCAACAGCCTGGCTATTGCGCCAATGGTCTGTGAAGTTGAGCGCATCAACGAACAACGCAAGAAAGAGCGAAAGAAGATCGCAGCGAAATTAAAAGGCGTTGAAAAGGAATTGAAAGCTGAACGTTCCGGCACTGAGTTAGCTGCGTTGTTTGAGGAAAAGGAGGAATTAGAGGAAAAGTTAGAAAAAATGTGCGATATCGTTTTTCCGGTATCAGACACCACGCCGGAAGGGTTAGCAAAGATCAACAATCGCCAGGGTAACTTTGCTGTCATTTCCGATGAAGCAACAAGCATCAACAGCTTACTCGGATTGACTTACGCTAATAGTGATCGCAAGACTAACAGCGAATTGGTTCTAAAAGCATGGGACGCCGGACACGTTTCAATAGCTCGCGCCAACTCTGAAAACAATATGAGTTTTGTTGCGTTGGGCTGCATGAGCGTAATTGCCCAGGATGAAACGATAAAAGGGATCATGGATGCAGGGGCGCGTGGTATCGGTGTTAGTGAACGTTTCTTGCTTGTACGTGAAAAAACAATGTTAGGCGAGCGTGTATTTATTGATGAAAATGGTGATCTTGATTACACGCCAGTTGATAAAGAATTAAAGGCGCAATATTTCCAGTTGATTCATAACATCATGACTGAGCAAAATGTTGTATTGAAGCCGTCACGTTCTGCAATGCGTGTTCTTAATATTGCTCGCCAGCAATTAGAGCCAGATTTAGCAGACGGCGGGAAATATTCACATACAATGTTGCGTGGTGCTTTGGGCAAAATGGATAAGCAAGTGATCCGCATTGCGTCAGTATTGCACACGATCCGCAATTGGTTTAATCCAAACGGTACGCCGCAAAAGTCGCGAGAAATTGAAGTTGAGACAATGCAAGAGGCTTTGGTGATGTTCAGCGAATTAAGCAAAACATATATCAACGCCGCTAATGCTTCCGGTCACGCTGGCGATGATGCCGAAATGAGCAAGTTAATTGAAATCATCATTAAGATCTCACGTCAAAATAAAGGAGTTACCAATGCAAGAGCCATCTATGAAAGTGCGCGTAAGGTTAAGCCGTTTACAGGTCAATCAGGCGTGATGAAACGAATTGAGGAACAATTATTGCCAATGCTTGAAGAAAAGAATTATGTTTGCAGCGTTGGTAAATTTGTTTATGTAAATCCGGCGTTAATGGGGTAATCATGTTCTTATTAGATCTGTATCGCTTTTGCGAGTCTCGCGAGAAATTCAACCGCCAAGAGTTAGCAAGATTTATATTCCGTCACCGTGAATGTGAAAGGCTCGCCAAAAATGCGGGGGTAACGCCCCGCTATTTCGCTTCAAGCTCAAGCAAAGAGTTTATAGCGCGAATGATTGGTTATGGATATCTTGACGGCGTTCATTGCGTGTACTGGTGCAAAAACAAGATGAAAAGGCCGTTTAATTTTGAGTTGCATAGCCTGGAAGGTGATTCCAATCGTTATGTGTGGGAGATGATGAACATTGAGAAAATGAGTGATGAAGAATTATTCTGCAAGCCAGCATTTGATAGATCTTATTTTGAAAGAAAGTTCAGCAATGAGAGTTTCGCATGATGATTTGGTCTACTCATTATTGCTATTGCTTTACAGTGACATGCGAGCGTTTGGAGATAATGAGCACCAGTTAACAAATGATGACGGTGAACTACTAATTCACGTCAGGCGCTTTGAATAGCACTTTTTGTTAAAACACCCGATCTTGTATCGGGTATATTTGTTTTAACGAAACGTAGCAACAAAAGGAAAACAAAATGTTAAAATGCACTATCAAAACAATTCGCGTTGTTAATGTTACATTTGACGTTTTCAACAACAAAGGAACCGCATATGTTGATGATGGTAGTACGTTTGGCATTAACCGCTGCGAGTATGAAAAAATGCTGTGGGATATAAAAAAGAAAGGTGCTCACATTATTGAAGAAAAGGATTATAGCGGCAATAGTTTTCAAGACTTAATGAGCAATATTTTTTAAAAGAAAAGGCGGCTTATGCCGCCTTATTACGTTTAAGTGTCCACCCCGCCAGCATACCAGCAATAAACATCAAGATACCCATTGCGATTGCCGGAACATTAAGGCCATCATTATTTCGGATCTCTATTCTTTCCGCTGTGATGTTATCTGCCTTAATGCTTGAAGTGCTAACCTGCTTTTTATTGGATGTGTCAACTTGACCAACTGCCGATTCTTTGAATGTGGTTTCCTGCTTGCTTGATGTATCCTGCTTTGCGGTTACACCAACAGTCTGTTTCACATTCTCCGCTCCAGCCTGTGCCGTTATATCAGGCTTGCTACCAATCAGACCAGGTAACACGCTTGAAGCTGAACAACCAGAAAGAGCAATGCACATCATAATAGCCAGTAATTTTCTTTTCATTTATTCAGATCCCTTACACAATATTTATATTCGACGGCGCGGCGATTCTTCAATCCTCTTGATTTTTCCTTTTTACCCGTTTTAGGATTCCGGTAATATGTCCAGTTCCATAGCTCACCACAACCGCCCCATAAATCACCATTGTTGATCTTTTTCAGCATGGTTGACTTACGAAACGCGCCAGTACCAGCATTAAAAGTGAATGAGTATAGAGCCGCTCGCATTGATAAAGGAATTTCAACATTAACCGCCTTATCAACAGCGTCAGCCGCTACTTTCATGTGTTTTGCTAATAGCGCGTCACATTCTCGCCTGGTATATTCCTTTCCAAGAATCACATCCTTTCCTGTAATGCCGTGGCATACAGTCCAGATCCCCGCAATATCCTTGTAAGGCTTATACTTTACGCCTTCAATTTCTTCAATCAAAGGCGATGCCAACATTAAAGCCGCCCCTGTGACGGTGGCGGCTATACCTTTCTTGATTGTCATTACACCCTCTCTTTCTGCCGTAGATTAAGCGCCGTTTTTAAATCCCCTGAATCTAAAGCCTCTCGGATCGCTTTACTATCACGCCATTTCAGCCATGCGCCCCAACAGCCGAAAATAGCGAACAAAATAAACGTAGCAAGTGCAAGCAAAAACTCACCAGTAAAAGATCCAACTACCGTTGCACCTCCGAAAGAGTTTTGCGCCATTAAAAGAAAGTCTCTCATAATCTGATCCTCAATTAAATTAAAATGTCAATGCCAAAATTAGTGTGAATATGTTAACCACAAAAACAAAAAAAGGCCAGCACTTAGCCAGCCTTTTTCTTGATAATTTAATTAAGCAATCATTTCAGGGTAAAACATAAACCGCCCTATTTCGCCATATTCCTTATCATAAATAATTACCGCCGCCCTGCGACGTGAACGCCAGCCACCACGCGCGGCGTAAGCGTCTTTTGCTGCCATAGTGCTATGCACCTCAACAATGCCAAGGCTCGTTTCTGTAACAGTCTGGTGATGCCAATGCCCTACATGCGCATACATTGAATTGGAGTTTCCGAAATCTTCCCGCCAATCCGCTGCACACATCATTAAAAGCGTTTCTGGCTTTCGTACAGTGTGACCATGATGATAAGCCAGGAAAGTTTTACCATATTGAGTGTGATGCACGACGCGCGGAGAAACATCAACCTTTACGCGTGGCTCATTCTCATACGCCGCCGCCATTGCAGCACGTAGCCAGATCATTCCTGATTGGTCGTGATTACCTTCAATGATCTGCAATTCAACCTCTTTATGTTTTTCCAGCATTCGGCTTACTGCTCTGCGCGTGGCTCGAATGGCAACATAAACAAGTTTCGCATATCGCGAATCCTGATCCAAAACGTGACCGCTTGCAGGTGTTACAGCCTCCAGGCCGTCGCTGTGAATCATATCACCACCAATCAGCAATACAGCCTTTTCGCTATTCGGTGCTTTATCGACGGCATAATCAAAGAATTCATTCATGATCTTTTCTGCCGTTGCTGTGTCGTAATTCTCTCCGCTTTCATGCTTATGAGCCATTGCACCAATATGAATATCAAAGATCGGATATAGCGCAAGGGTTTTCGAATAGTCAGTAATCTTTTCCGGCTGTGGTTCCAGGCGTGGCAACTCGTCAGAAAATGCATCCATAGCCGCTTGCATTATTGCCTCTAACTGGTCTTTATCTTTGTGCGTCTTAATCCAGGTTAGTTTAGTATTGCCGTTTTTATCAACTAGCTTTGACTCGCCAATTACCGCAAAGCCAGGTGATCCGATAGTTGAGATCTCGCCACGCTTTGCTAATTTGCTGTGGCGGTGCTCAACCTGGCGCAAGCTCATTCCGTATTTTTCCGCAATCTCACGCAGTTTTAAACCCGCCTCACGTTCAGCAATCAATTGCTCGTCGGTAATCTTTTTTAAACTCATGTTTAACATCCTCTTAATTCATAACAACGGCGTACATAATAACCCAAGCGATAACAGGCGGCAACAAAATAACAGAAATGTATCTCATTTGTAATATTTCTTTTGTTCTTTGGTTTTGTTAATAACTGATTTATAGTCTATTGTTGTTGGTATTGCCGGAACACGGTGAACACGTCGCGGCTTTTCTTCAACATACGCCATTTCGTCACCAACAATAACGCACACGTCTTTAATATCGAAATACTTTGCTATTTTGGCGATCCCTTCATCAAGACCGCCTTTTTTAGCAAGCTCCCAAGTTTCCTTTTTACCTTTCTTCACTTTCATAACCGTAAGCCTTTTTAAGTAACTCCATTGCGTCATTCCAAAGTATTTGTGCAATAACCTTTGGATTTTTGCGATCAAGCATAAACAATGATTCTTTAGCCAGCCATTGCGCATCTTTGAAGTATTCGACGTTTACGATTTTCATTTTTGAAATCCTCTTGTTTTCCGTTAAGCACATAATACAAAACCCGCCGTAGCGGGTTTTAACAAAAAGTGCTATTTCACATTGAAAAATCGTGCGCCCTCTCTGCGTTTGTATTGTATCAGGTCGTGCTCAATTTTTCTTTCCCACATGTACAAAGGCGCAACTTTGATTTCGTCAAATGTCATATCCAGGCAGTTTATCAACTCCATTTTATCATCGTTATAACCATGCTTATCAAGTAAGCGAATTGTCATACCGACAAATAAATCCCATTTCATGTGATCGGCTAATCGAATGCTCATTTTAAATACTCCGCGCTTTGGCTCGTTTATTTTTTACGGAAGGGCAAATGTCGCTAATCTTCACATAGTGCGTTTGCTGTTGCTCACCTTCTTCCAATTGGCGCATGATAAAAATTACACTACCTTTATTGTTTCCGCTAACTGGCTCACCTGTCATGCCAGAAATAAACGCTACTCGACCAGTTCTGGAATATTCGCGACCTTCTTCATCCTTCCAGGTTTCACCAGTAATCCAGATAATTTCTGCCGCGTGTTTTTGTGCGTCACTAAACCATGCAGTTGAATTATCAGCCGGAAGTAAAATATCAATCTGGTTTCCGTGTTCCATCTGCTCAATTGCTTTTTTGATAAATGGATCTGGATTGCTGTATGGTGGATTTAACCAAACGTGCTTATTGCTACCCCACCAACGCTTTAAGCAGTTTGTTTCTTTGCTGTAAAATTTATCGCATTTTTTATTATCTTCCGTTGCTGCTGCGTCAAGATCATATTTGCCGTAACGTTCAGCAAGGTATTCAACAATTTCATCTGGAGTTTCCCACAAGTCGCGCACTACGTCCGGCGTTTTACTTCCTGCATAACGGTTGCCGCTAACCTTAAATAATGGGTTTTCTCTAACTGGCTGATAATGACCGCCTGAACGTAAAGCAATATCTGAATATCTGCCGTGTTGCAGTTCATGAAAATCCATTTCCGGCTCAAAAGTATCAATGGTTGCTTTGTCCTGAAAATCCTTAGCCATTTTATTTTACCTCGCAAGTTAGAGTGTTCTGATAAACGCCAACTTTAATATCAATGGTGCTATCGTTAACAGTGTAAAAAGCCGTTCCAATTGGCGTAAACAGCTTATATTGATTTTTGCTGATATTATCCATTACAACGCCTGTGCTTTTACCTTGCACAACTTTCATATATTCGCTTGTAACCTCAAACGCTTCATTTCCGCAAATATATGTTTTTGGTTTATCCATGCAACCGACAATGGCAAGTGATAAAGCAACTACTGATAACATCTTTTTCATGGTTAATTCTCCGTTTCGTTCTGATGTGTGCATTATGGCGCATTCCGTCGCGCCTGTTTTAACAAAAAGTGCTATTTTGTAGCGTCTGCGATAGCCAATTTTACTTGATCTACACCATAGCATACTGCGGCAAATCCTCCGCATTCCCTAACGCGGCGCAAGAATTCCCTTTGTTCCTGGCTTACTTTAGTTCCTTTCTTGTTGGCTCGTTTAAGCTCAATTGCAATGAATGCATATTTGCAGCCAATAAAACCAGTCAGGATTAGAATGTCGCTTACTCCTTTTTTTACACCTGCTTGCTGATCCTTTACTGCTGTGCCTATTGTTTTCTTCCCTTCGTTTTTAGTGTGCCAAACAAGCCACATTGGAAACTCATATGTTAACCATGAATAAGAATCAACCTGGTGCGCTTCCTCTTTTCTGTCATCTGGATCTGATTTGTCGTAATACTCCAGATAATCGCCTTTATCAGTAACCATTTTTAAAACTCCTTCTGTGCGATCAAATCTTCTTTCTTTGTGTTCTTGCGATGGGTAACACGTTTTGGCGGCAATATTTGCCCCGCATAACTCATGATCTTAATTGCATTGCGGCAAGTGATCATAAAGTTTGCGGCTTGGCGATCTATAACATGTGTTCTAACCGCCTTTGTCCAAAGCGTTTTACATATCTTGTGTTCTGATTCAGGGAAATATTTTTCGTATGCCCTGAATTCTACGCCGCCACTATCACGTAACGTGTAGCAGAATATTACGCCAGCCTGGTTTTTTGTCAGCGTCACATTAAAATCTAACACGTCGCACCAATCGTTTTTACGGTACATCTTGCCGGATAAGTTATCATTTGGATCGCGTAACTGAACATTACAGCAACGGCATACACGCGCCGCAACGTCATTTTTTGCGCCGCAACCTTTTACAATAACTTTCTTTGTGCGGTCATCAATCTGATCCTCACATTCCTGGAACGTCCAGAAATGTTCACAACGATTTCCGTTTTCATCCTCATTAATGCAACGGCGAGCATAGAATGAATTTTCTGTACCGCAAATCGGGCAATATTTCGGATCTTTGTCCTGTGATTTACGTAACTGGAATTGCGCTTGCTCTAACATCGGATCGAAATACAAATTACCCATTTCAAACATCGTGCCTGAAAAATCCAAAACAAGGTGATCCGTTTTGTGCATCCCCAATACTTCTTTATGGTATGTTTTTAATTGACGCATACCACGCCCCAAAAGCTGAGTTAATAGCGTGAGACTTCCGATCTTACGCAAAATAACAGAAGTATCCCACGGCGGCACGTTCACGCCAGTTGTTAGCGCCTGAACCTGAAAAATATATTTCACCCTGCCTTCATAAGCATCCTCAAGCCATAAGCGCCTCTGTTTCTCTCCAGTTTTTCCGGTAATAATGTGATATTTCGTGCCAGGAGGAAGCGCCGCCGCCGCCTCTTTACAGTGCCTTTCGTCAGCGCAAGTAACAAGAGCGCACAAGCGGTTTTTCATCACCTCATGAACCATCTGCATTATTTTCTGCGTCATGGTTCCTGATTTGTGAATCTTGTCACTCATTGCCTTTAATTGCTTCTGGTCATAATCAGCAACGCCAAATTCATGTACTGGCGTAAATTCTGATAAGTCGTAACCCAAATCACCAACATTGCCAAAATAAGTGGGAACAACTGAACCAAATTTTACCAGGTAATCAGTATCAATGTTTGTGATCTGCTCACGCCAAAACCCAGGAATTCTTTTATCTTCGACAAGTATCGGCTCAATTCCGCGATATTCCGATCCTGTCATTCCAAATATGCGCAACTGATGACCGTAAGTCTCAAGGCAACGGCGGCGCATTTCTGCAATGATAATGGTGTATTGTGCGCGGCCTGAACCAATCAGCAACGGATTCCCTTCAACTGGTTCACCTTTCGGTGTCATCATTTGCTCTATGCTTTCGCCGTTTTCCTCGGCTTCAACAATATCATTCCAGTTGACTTGATGACATTCGTCTATACCTAAAACTTGCGGGACGTAATCACCCAACGCTTTATTCAATCCACCAATTACAGTGCCTTCCGATCCGACAACAATCGGGAAATAAGCGCTTTTGGTATTCAGGCCAGCGCAATAAACGGAATTCGGAACACCAAAGGCGCTAATCTCTTTTGAATCCTGATCCACAATTTCAGATTGACGCGCCAGAAATAACGCTTTCAACCCCATTTTACGGCACTGAGCCGCAACCATAGCAAAGATGATTGTTTTACCAGCCGATACAGCCGCCTTAACAAAAAACGGATGTTCATAACGGCTTAAACGCTTTGCGATCTCAACGTATGCAACGCATTGATATTCGTAAGGCACAATTTCACCAACTGTGAAGCGTTTTTGTATTGCCTTTATCTTTTCCGCTCCAAGTTCTTCAATCTGTTTTTCAATGTTAGGAATCATTACTTATCCTTTTGACTAAATGCCATTTGCACCATATCATACACAAACTTACTCAATAGTTTTAGCAAAAAGTGCTATAGGTGAAAATATGGGCGGAATCAAAATTGCGGCCTCAACGGGCGAAATCGACAAACGCACAATCAATGGTAACAACGGCGTAAGGCGTGGTAAAGACCGGAAGCGCCGCGCACCTGTTAGCGGTTATCTGGTACTAAAGGAAGAAGTAAGGGCAGGATTAAAAGCTAGGCTTGATGAAGTGGTTAGCGCTTATGGCGGCTGTGCTGCGTTGGCGCGTGAGATTGGCGTTAACCTTAAAACAGTGTGGGGATGGAAAGAGCGCGGAATGATTTCAGCTAAAGGCGCTGAACTGATCCAAAAGGATTACCGCCGCAAAGGTTTTAACGGTTTCCGCGCTTCATATTGCCGTCCAGATTTGCGCTTTGACAACAACGGCAAGCCATTAGAGAATCGTTGCAGCAACAGAAAGCTCATGCGATTTGTCACAAAAGAAGAAGCGGAGGCGCGCGGATTTGTTCGGCCTTACGATCCGTTACGGTCTATGACTCCAGAAGAACGCGAGAAGGAGAAAGCGCGGCGCAAAGCTGAACGCGACAAGGCGAAAGAAGAACGGCGCAAAGCAAAGGAAGCCAATCAGAAGAAACGCGTTGTGATTTCCGTCGATAGCACTGATTGCTAAAAATTCCGGCCTGGCATGGTTTATCATCGTGCCAGGTTTTTTTATTTGGAGGTTGAGAAATGCATTACCAGAAAGAAGAAGTGATCCCAAAGATGCGCGGAATGTGGCAAGCGGCATTGATGAAACTTTGTGATATTCCTCAATTAACCTTTAACGGAAAGCATCAACCATGCCCTTATTGTGGAGGTAAAGACCGTTTCAGATGGACGGACAAAATCAACGAGAAAGGCGACGGCGGCAACATTTGCAACCAATGCGGGAATGATTCAGGGATCGGATTATTCATGCGCATACGTGGTGAAAATTACAGTGAAGCAATCGACACTCTAGGCGAATGGTTAAACCTGGTTCCGGTTGAGGTTGTCAACAAGGCTAACAAAGCGGCAAAACGTGACTCCGGTTACAATTTCGGATCGCAAGCAACTCATGAAAAATGTGTTGAGGTTATGGATAAAACTGAACGCATGGAAATAACAAATCTAAGCGTTTTTGAGGCGTTTTATCCATTAGACGGCGAATCGTATCAAGTTGGCGTAAAAACTCATGAAAATGGATATTGCGAGCATATACACGCTATTCCTTGCCACCTGGTGCATAGTGATGAATTGGATGATGACATGTGCAATATTCTTTTCGTCAATGAGGAAGGTAAAAGCAGTTTTTACGCGAAAGATTACACGCGTGGAAGCGTTGCGGTAACTGGCAAGACTGACAAAACAATTTACCTTTGCGTTGATTGGATTGATGCGCAACATATACACCTGGCGACGGGGCAAGAAGTATGGGCGTGTTTCTCGCCTTCAAATCTTGAAATTGTTGCATACAGATACAAAGGAGATCGCAAAATGCGCGTTGTGTGCCATGCTAATGATCGCGATACTTTGATTTCTGCTGATGATCGCGAATTAGACGTAATGCTACCAATTAACGGTAAATTCAAAAATGGAATAGAGCGGAGGCTTTACAAGGCAAGTGACTTATTATAATATTCATCCTGCTACTAACACTTTTCGATGAATCTGTTTCATTGGCTTCTCGTTGTCGTTGACGAACCCCGCTAAGGCGGGGTTTTTTATTGCATGTAACATAGCAATATCGCATAATCACTACACTGTTTCAATGAATAAAATGAGGTGTAATTATGGCTTTATATCGAACTGGTACGGCTGCAATGGACGCGCAAGGCGTTATTACTGGTACTGGCACAAAATGGCGTGAGCCTCTTTCTCTTATCCGCACTGGCGCAACAATCGTATTTCTCACATCGCCTCTTAAATTGGCTGTGATTAGCGATATTGTAAGCGACACGGAAATGAAAGCGATCCAGACTGACGGCGAGCAAGTAGCAAACGGAAATTATGTGATCCTGTTGAATGACTCGCTAACTGTCGATGGAATGGCGCAAGATGTAGCGGAAACGCTGCGTTATTACCAAAGTAAAGAAACGGTAATTGAGGAAGCAATTGAATTCTTTAAAAACTTCGATCTGAAAACATTGCAAGATTTAGTTAACAAGGTTAATGCTGATGCTCAACAGGTAGCAAACGACAAAGCGGCAACTGAGCAACTAAAAAATGAAACGCAACATATTAAGGATTCTGCTGTATCTGAGACTCAACAGATTAAGGATGCTGCCGTCAATGAAACCAATCAGATTAAGGCGGACACTGACGCAATAAAAACGCAGACGCAACAAATAAAAGATAGCGCCGTTTCTGAAATTGGATCAATTAAAAACGAGTCTGTTAATGCTCGCGATGCAGCAAAGGAATCACAACTTGCCGCTGAACAATCAAAGATTGCCGCCGACTCTGCAAAGGCTGGCGCTGAGACTGCGCGTGATGAAGCTCGCCAATGGGCACAACAAGTTAACCCTGAAAACCTTCTGCATAAGGATCAGAATCTTAATGATCTTGCTAATAAAGATTTAGCAAGGGAGGCGCTGAAAGTTGAGGCTGTTAATTCAGTTAAGGGGCAAAATCCAGGTGATTATAACTCATTTCGTAACCCTGCATGGACTTATGAATTACGGATCGCAAACAACGGCGAGTGGCGAGTTGCAAGAAATAGCGATAACAGCACATCCGCTCTTTCTGTTGGTGCTGGCGGTACTGGTGCGGAAAACGTAAGCCAAGCAAGGAATAACTTTGGCATTGGTGAGGCTGATATACCTGTTTTTAGAGGAATAAGCCTAACAGAAAAAAACTCTGCAAACTCTGGAGTTCTTTATTTAATAAACAAAAGTCCAGAAGATGTACAGCTTTCATACTCAAGAATTTACAACGAAATTCAAGGTGGATTAGCAAAATCAACAATACAAGTCACTAGGGAAGGAGGTGATACAAACTATTATCAATTTGATGAAAGCGGTAACGCGATAAATTACAATTCAATAGTTATCGGTAGGGGTATTGGTAATGCGCTTGGAAGTAATGCGTTAGTAATTGGTGACACTGACACAGGTTTTAGGTGGGGCGGTGATGGCATTTTGCAAGTAATGTGCAACGGTAGAAATATTGCAACATGCCAAGCTAATGATTTTAACATGTACGGGTTATTGACTATATGGCCTATTAGTGACGATGCAAACGGCATTAGGGTTGCTGGCATTAGGTCTGGTGGGGCAAGTGCCATGATTGGCGGTCAAATTCAGGGAGGCGCTTTTACTGCTTGGCGTGATCGTGGTGCTGGAATGCTTTGCGAGATTACAGCAAAAGACGCAGCCGTTAACGTATTTAAGGTTGTTCATTGGGGTGATGATTGGATTACTGGAATGGATGCCGTTAACTGGTCGAGTGGCGGTGCTGAAACTCACCTTTATGTAAAGGGTGGAGAATTCATTTTCAATAACGTTGGAAATGCTACTTGTAACCAATGGATTAGCACATCTGACATAAGGATGAAAGCACATCTAAAAGAGATCGAAACAGCATCCGACAAAATTGATTATCTAACTGGTTATACTTACTACAAGCGCAACAATCTAATTGAAGATGAAAACAGCGTTTATAGCATTGAGGCTGGATTGATCGCACAAGATGTTGAAAGGGTTTTGCCGGAAGCGGTTCATTCTTTGAATAATGATGGTCAGATAGATCCAAAAGGCGAGGCAATCAAAGGCATTAACTATAATGGCGTTGTAGCTCTTTTGGTTAACGCATTCAAAGAGCAGAAAGAAAAAATAGAGAAACAACAGGAGGAAATTAAAGAGTTGAAAAACGAGATCGCAGAAATGAAAGCCGCAATTGCGGAAATGCAAGCAATGCTTGTTCAGCTTACTAAGTAATAAAAAACCCCGCATTGCGGGGTTTTATTTTATCAGAATGGGATATCGTCGTCGAAATCCATTGGAGGCTCGTTGTTTTGTGGCGCTTGCTGTTGCTGTGGTCGATGTTGCTGAGGCGGTCGTTGCTGTTGTGGTGCTTGACCTTCCCCGCGCTGGCTAAATTGCAGGTTAGCAAATCCAGCACTTGTTAGCGTGTTATAAATTTGTCCGTTGTATTCGTTGCTATCAATGCGTAACTGATCGCACGATACTGAAACAACCTTACCGATCTGGAACGCATCGCGATACCAATTATTCATGCCGTCGCTTTTGGCATTAAAGAAAAACTTGTAATTCGTATATTGTCGATTACCTTCACGATCTTTATACGATTCCGCTAATTCAACGATGTATAAAGTTCCGCTTGCGCCCTGCTTAATATAAGGCTCTTTGCGAATTTCACCAGTGATAACGTGCATTATTTTTCCTTATCGGGGCATTACGCCCCGCAAATTATTATTCAAAGTCAGTGATAGACTGTGATTTTACTTCCTGTTGCGGTTCCTTTTCAACCTTTTCATTCTTTGCAACATTCGCCGCTGGTTCAGCCGGATTAAAGCCGCGAGCCTTTCCTATTTCCATTTTTGCTTTCAGCTTATCGTAATGCTCTTTAATGATTCGGCGGTTTGCTGCGTCAGATTGCTTGTAAGCAGTTTTAAACGTTTCTTGCAAGTCTGTAAGGTTATCGCAAGCATCAAGATCTTTTTTCCAATCCTGCGCGTTTTTGGTGGCAAGATTTGCGTCATCGTCAGCCGTTGCCAACCCTAAAGCAGTACAAAGCGCATAACGTCGAGCATAGCTATTTGTTGAGCCGCCGCCTTGAGGATCTAATTTCTGCATTGGAAGCGTGAAGCTATATTCTACCCATTCGTTTGATTCAACATGAATGAATCGCGTGAATACAGTCATTGATTTAAGATCTTCACTGACTTTCTGATCTTGTGTAAGGAATAAACCCTTATCAGTAAGCCCAGGCATAATTGCATCAAGAACACTGTCAAGCGTTGCATATTTGTTTTTAAGGTGCGTATTTTGCTTATCCTTTTTTACTTTGGTGAATAATTGACGCGCCTCAAACAATGCCTTAATCACGTTTGCGTTTTGTTCTGAAAATTTCATCTAATTCACTCCGCTGATAGGTTAGGCGGCTTTCGCCGCCAATTTAATTAATGAGTTTCTTTACCTTTATTGTGGTAATCAATCAAATTCTGGTTCATTACCTCACTGGCCTGGTGCAACATGTTTTTATATTGCTCATTATCTTCGTGCTGAAATATTGTGAGAATTACATTATCAAATGCATGTGCAACCTTGCGAACGTATGCCATAGTTTCAGGCGATTCACTCGGATCAATTACCTTTAAAAATTCACGTTGCGTAACTGCGATTGCGGAAGTTACTTTTTCTACGTGATCCTGAACTTCTTTGATTTCGCGCTCGTTGAATTGCTTTTCCATTTTTATTTCCTCTCTTGTTGGTTGATGCGTGTAGTATACCACGCATCGAATGGCTGTTTTAGCAAAAAGTGCTATTTATAAAAAACCTTTGTATTGTCTGCGTACCCAATCAGGCGTTTGAAGATCAATTTCAGGCTCTCCGTTTGCGTATGAAGGCCAACTGTCATTTGCCTGGCATTCTGCAAACTGGTTTATCACACTCATGTATTGAAGCCGTCCGATCTTCAATTGTTCATCCGTCATGCGGTATGCAATCGGTAAATAAGGCTCTTTCTTTTCCTGCGCCAGCAATCTGACTACTACGGGGCGCGTTTCTTCTGGATACGCTTTCTTGAATAGGTCATGCTGCAATGCCATTTTCAAGTAGTATCCGTGATTGAATGCCAGCCGTGAAAACTCCGTTGGGTTAGCGCTTGACGTTGTTTTGTAATCAGTGATCACAATAGCTTCATCAAATCGCGTTGTTTCATAAACCGGATTCCCTTCACCGTCATAGCCGGAAATCACCGTTGCAAGCACATCCTTGCAAATATCAACATGGTCAAGCCTTACTTTGACTTTAACGCCTTTAATAGATCCGAAAATTGATAGCTCGCGTTGTGCTGTTGGGCTATTCATGCAAGCGTTGTGTTCCGGTATGTTTTCAAGTACGCGGCGCATGGTAACGCAAGCGTCGTAATCTTTAGCCGGAACCAATTCAACGTTATCCGCTCGCGCCTGGCTCTCTGCGATCATTTCAATCAGCCACTGAACATTAAGATCCTCCCCACAATCAACCATCATTTTTATCAGGTCTGGATAAGTTTTACCGCTTGTACCAGTCAGGCCAAAAGATTTTAACTTGCTGGCTAATGCCGTTTGGCTTGTGATCAAGTTTTCGTAATCTTCCGGCGCTGGCGCTCGGCGGTACTCTTTTGCGAACAACTCACTGCTTTGAAAGTTGGTGTGTGACTGCGTACCGAAAACAAGCGCTTTGCTTTCCTCGCGTGGTCTGTATTTCCATGCAGCCGGACAAGTTGCAAAGATTTCCGCCAGGCTTGAACCGCTAACGTATTCAGCCGCCCAACCTTTAGGATCGTGATATTCATCATTGGTTAACTGGTCAAAGGTGTAAACTTTAAAATCGCTCATTTTGTCATCCTCTCGTTGGTATGTCTGCATTATATGTCTTTGTTGCATGTAGTCAATACCATTTAAGTGTTCTTTTTGTTTTGCATGCGTTTACAACTAGCATTGACAACAAAATCACATCGTAAGTTTATGATTTTACTGATTGTTGTTTTTGTGTTCCATTGTTCACGCATTTACGCCGCATACCATATATAAATACATACCATGTGATATATAACCATCAACCAATACAAAACACACAACAACCACAAACCGTAGAGAACAATAGAAACAAGAAGAATACAAATAGATATATATAATAATAATTAAACTCTAAGTGTATGTATTATATAGATATTTCATTTGTTCTTTTTGTTATCAAGACGTTTTCAATTTTACGCCGGATTAAGTTGTGAACATCATGGAACAAAAGAAAACAAAATGCCCCGACCGTTAAGCCAGGGCATTGATTTACCTCCTTTTATGCTTTGAATAGCAGAACTGTTAAGATCGGTACTGCGTTTGCGTGGTTTAGATTTCCACCATATGAAAGCGTAGTTGCGTTACCTGCTGGCAACAGAACATAACCACTTGATCCGCCATGCATTGCAGTTGCCTGAACGTTAGCAAGGCGACCGCCATATGTTGAATCAACCCAAACAGTACCGCCGCCCCATGTACCACCTGAATATGTGTACCCATGAATACCAACATAAGGGATCACAAGATGTCTGTTGTAGTTAACCGCCGGAATGTGAACCGATCCGTTAAACGGAAGAACAACAGCCTTTGCAACGTCACCCTCAATTTTTTCGGCGTAAACAGTACCCCTAAACCAACCATCTTGCGCGTAAACGCTTCCGGTGAATGAACCATATGATGCGTAAACGCCACCCCTTACAGTTACCTGGTTAAATTCAGCATAACCATTCTTATTAATCATCCAGCCAGCCGCGCCGCTGCTCCAGTTGTTAGAGTTAATCTGATCCGCAATCTGAGCGTTACCAATAGAGCCATTTTTCACAAGTAAGCTGTTGATAAACACCTGATTATTCTCAACAACAAACGGTAGTGTAAAACCTCCGCTCTGTTGGTTGTTTATGATCGCAAATCGTCCAGCATCAAACAGGAATTGTGATTTAACTCCTGATCCGTCACCAACAAGGGAAAGAGCCATACCCGCGCTATATTCCTGCCCGTTGTAACGTAACCCCAACTTAACGCCGTACATCGCGCCTACGCTATCGGCATTAACCCAAGAATCAAGTTTCTGGTTAACCGCTGATTGGGTATCACCAATTTGAGTTGATAACGCCCTATCCGCTGACGCTCGCGCTTCCGCTTCATTGGTGATTGCCTGGTTAACATCAGTTATCTGTGCTTTGATATCCTGCTTAACACCATCAATTTCGCTCTCAAACGTAGCTGTAAGCTGATCAATCCTTTGGCTAATGGTTTCAGTGCTGTTAGCAATTACCTCTCTCAATTCGCTATTTTGAGCCGTTAATTTCTCGTCAAATTGCGCACTCATTTGAGTGACCTGCGTTACCCTTGCTTCTGTTTCGTCTGCAATGAGTTTCAGCGATTGCAAGAACTCCGCTTTACGCTTGCCGTTTTCAACTCGCATACGTCGCACATCTTTATCATTCGCTAATGCGTTTTCAATCACTGATTCCGCTGTGCTGTGGATCTTATCATTGGCCTTTATTGCGTTTTCCTGTAACCACTTATATCCATCAGAATTTTCAATATCGACCTTAATATGATCCGTGATAATGCTCGTATCGTCGGAAGCCATGCCGCGCACAAAGTCAGTCCAATCAGACACATTCCCGATTTTGTCAACTGCCCTTGCCTTGTACCAGACAACATGACCCGCTGGCAGTATTGAATGCCAATACTCATATTGCGGGAACGGTATCAGCGTTAAGAGCGTTGCTTCATCAACAATAGGATGACCATCAGCACCGTTCGGCGCTTGATGCAACTCTATGTAAGCTGTATCACCAGAACCCTCCGGCATACCCCATTTTACGCGAATGCCGAAAACCTCATTGTCAGACGCTGTAAGGTTAATCGGCTTTTCTGGCTCGCCAACTTTGCCAGTTAATCCGGCGCTAACAATTGCTGACCATCCAGACGCTGAACCATTAGCTGCAACAGATCTAACCCTTACGTGATAGTTTCCTGCGTAAATACCTTCAACTTCCGTTTCCTTGTTGGCTGTGCGCGGCGTGTTGTTCCAGTTGCCATTGTCTTTTCTCCACTGCATTTCATAAAGGCTTGCATATTCAACCTTATCCCATGAAACGTGCATTGTTTCCACGCTCGCACCCTGAACAACTCGCGAATAAGATTCGATCTTGACGTTTTGCGGTGCTGGCAAAATGTCAGGCTGCACGATTGAAGTCGGACGGTCATCAATGTTTACGCCATAATCAATTTCATCGTATTTGTTAGGATCGTATTCAACAGCCGTTATGTTGTAGGTAAATTCTTCATCACCGTCACCCTTAGTGATTCCGGTTACAACATATCGTTGCTGTGCAATATCTGTTCGCTCAATTGCAAAAATGGTATCCGGCTGAACGTCAAAGCCAAATGTCGTGTTTAGCGTTAGCGTTTTACCGTCATCACTTACACGCGCAATGGTTCGACCAACTGGCTTACCATCTGGCTTATTTACCAGAATGCGATCACCTGCTCTTGCGTCAACCTTAAACGGCGTGAACACCTGCAACCCGTTAACCTCCATCAATCGACCTGATAGATTCAGCGTCAAAGCGCTTGACCAGAAGTTATCCGAAACAACAATTACATCGCCTACCGTTGGGATCATACCTTCCAGGCCAGTAGCAAAGTTTACTGTTGTGCTCTTGACGTTGGTTTTTAAAATCCAGCGTCCACGGCGGTTGGCTTCGCTGCGTCGTGTGCAACCGATAGCAGTTATTGACGTGCTGTTATATCCAAAGCGTAATGCCGCCTCTGTTTCAAAAACCCCTTCAACGTCCTGTTGATACATGTTTTGTTCGTCGTCGAAAGTCACGTTACATTGCGTGTACATGCTTTTCTCGCTGGCAAACGTGTAAGTAAACTCACCATTAACCACGTTGTCATTAGTAAAGATGTATGACGCATCGCGCGGCTTATCGATCACAATTGAAAGGCTCTCACCGTTCCAAAAACTCATTCCTCGAAAGATTGAACAAATATCACGCACAAGCTGATACGCTTCTACCTGGCTCTGGATCACAACGTCGCAAAGATAGCGCGGCTCTGTTCCGCCTTTACCGTCTGGAACCATCTGATCGCAATACTGCGCACATTCGTAAATGCTCCATTTATCAAGCGCGATGCCTAATTCTCTTTGATCGAGTCCGTAACGCTGATTGGTAATCAAATCATACAGAACAAAAGCAGGGTTATTACTCCATGCCTTTTTCCATGTTCCATCCCATGACCCTGAATAAGTGCGGGAAATAGGATCATAATTTGACGGAACATTAATGATTTTCCATTTTTTCTTAATGCTGATATTCGGCAACGCATTAGGGAATAATTCGCTGTCAAACTCAACATATACTAAACCAGTCAATGGGTAACGAAATTTAGCGTCTACAACTTCCGCATAGCTTTGCATTTTAATCAGATCGGTAACTCTCGCTGACGTGCTGTCTGTCAGGCGACGAACGCGCAATAAAACACGCTCATTGAAAGCGGGTAAATCAATTCTGCGGCTTCTGTCGTAACCGCTCATTGTTTTACCTTCGATCACATCATGCAAAACCTCGTTATATTCAGCGCCATCAATAGCCATATCAACTGCATATTCAACGCGAACGCCTGTTAAATCTCCGTTATCCTCCTGCGTAAACCCTCGCGGCATTAAAATTTTAATACGGATCGCGGAAAGGTTTTTATTAGTCACGGAAATAATATAAGGCGTTGCGGCTGTCAGATCGCGAGCAACTGTAATTTCGCTGGCTGTATCAGTAAACCCCTGAATATAATCCTGCGTTTGCGTCCCTGGTCTGAATTCTGCCTTAACATTCTGAAAGTTTAGTGAACCATCCTGATTCATAACCGGAACGTCATCAAAATATAAATCTTTCAATGAAAAGTCTGGATCAACTTCACCATCAGAAACGGCTAAAAGAATTCTGATCCTGTTAATTGAAATTAGGTTATCTTCCATTTCAACAGGTGTATGAGGCTTTGAAGAACCGCCCTTACTGCCAGTTATCATATTTTTGATCATAGCTTTTAACCTTTTGTGCTATTTAAACGTGCTGCCATTGTACATGTAACAAAAAACCCGCGCAACGGCGGGTTTATATAATTAAAGTTTATCTTCTGCGTATGAGCCAGCACTGAATACAGCGCCGCCAACAGTTCTATAACCATATGGCAAACATACCGGATAACCTGCCGCCGTAGTATTAACAGCACCACCAAACGCATATGATGGTTTATTTGCTGCGCTTTGGCTCTCCATTCTCATTCCCCCTTGTTGTGGGCTAATCATCTGCATCACACCTCCAAGAGCCATTGCACCACCCATCATAAATGCAGCCGATGAAAACGCGCCCATAGCCGCCAGCGATGCACCACCAGTGAAAAACGCAGTGACCATAATAACAGCACCCAAAACAACCTGAAATAAACCGCCAGATTTTGAACCTGTTGGAACCGGAACAATTCGAACCTCGCGAGCGCAACGCCATGCGCTATCATTATTCAGACCAACATTTTTACCATCAACGAAAATTGCAAATTTCATCTTTGATCCGATTTCACTTTGCATAAATTCTTTGAATCCTTCAACCTGGCTTGATAATGCCCTTACGCATTCAGGCCAACTCTCAACGGCGTATTTATGGAAAACACCAAAGCGGCGACCTAATGAGCCTGATAATTTTACGTTGATAACCTTATTCATTTTTCAGATCCTTATGTCTGCAAATCATTGTTGTGTGTTCCTGATACCATCCAGAATATAAATCAACTCGCGACAACTTGCCGAATGCATGATGCAATAGTTGATTGTTGCCTAAATAAATTCCGGCGTGGTTCCATACTGGCGCTTGCAACTGCATTATGATCATATCACCTGGCTTTGGCGGTTCACCTGTTTCTATAAAACCTTCTTTCAAGTAATTATCTTGATAAAGGTTTTCGCCATGTTCCGGCTTCCACCATTCATAATGCTTGCGGAAATCATTCAGGATCACGCCTTGCTCTTTATGCCAGGCCATAATAAGCCCCCAACAATCATAAGCGCCAAGCGACCAGGGGCGACCAATCAAAGGCCGTGATTGTGGCTCTATGATTCTCATGTCTCCTTCTGGTATCGAAACTATAACCCAAGAAACACCAGTTTCATCACACATGCACAAATCGTGTGCGCTAGGGATTGTTGTTGCTCCCTCCCCTGTATGGCTATGAACTATCGCGATGATATCTGCGCCGCCGTCCTCAACTTCTGCATATTGTTCAGCATCCATTTCAAAATGCTTTTCCGGCTCCTTGCTCACGTTGTCGATCCGGTGATACTTCTGTACGCGTGATTTTTGAGTTACCAGGCCACAACATTCATTAGGATAAACGTCATTGGCATGGCGCATAATTTCAAGTTTAATTTTTGCGTTAATCATTGGTTTTTCCTCAATAGTGATGCAACCGCGCACCCGCCAAAGTCTAATTCATTTTGAGCGCCAAAGCGCAATTTGCAAGCTGTTACCGTTCCGGCGCAATAATCCTTACTCGGATCTGTTACCGGATTATTGTCTTTATCAAACATTGCTGATCCGTTATATCCGCAACCTTTACCGCTTCTATACCATCCGCGTTGCGCCCAATAACAAACGCTTTGAGTGAGTCGCGGCGGGATCATAATTCCATCCATATCATAAGGGGATGTTAATTCGAAACGTGCAACTGTCTGATTAACAAAATTCGGACGCTCAATATAATAAACCAACTTTCTATATGCGCCGTCCTCCACATTACCTTCATCATCAATTAAATCAGCCGATGTAACCCATATTGTAACCTTTGCTTGCATCATGCCATTATAGGATCTGATTAAAGCGGATACACGGCTATCTAAATTAGAAAGCGCTAATTGTGGTTTTTCTGCTTTCCCGTTACTGGTAAATCCGATCCCTGTGATGCCAAAAGGCCGCGCCCCGTAAATTTCACCGCGAAACTTAATATCTTTCGGAGGCAATATTCCAGTTTCACGCGCTTGCATTAATTCCTCTGGCGTGTATGCGATATTTTCAGCGTGAAATCGGTAAACCTGAGCACCAAATTTCGTGCCGTCAACCTCGATAAGAGTAATAATCTCACCAGGAAAAAGCGATTGCAGACAATTTTCAAAAGTCTTTTTGATCTGTTTTTCAGCCATATTTTATGCCCTCCAATAAAGCACCATTATAGACACAATAAAAAAGCCGCACAAGGCGGCTTTGATTTATCGCATTGATGTAAATTCTTCCGTAAAAGTTGCTTTGACTTCCTGAGCGGTTCGGCTAATTGGCGTTAGTCCAACCGTTCCGGCTTTTACGGTAAACAACCCAAAACTACCGTCTGGAGTTTTCCACAAGAAAGGCTTTAACCTGTGATCCGTCATAAATGCTTTAACAGCCTTATAATCATTGCCAACATATACAATAGAAAACTCCCTCCTTTCCGTGTTAAATCCAGAAGATGCCTTTTGGCGATAGCCGTTACCAAAAACAACTTCCCTGTCATTATTAGTAGTTGTCATTACACCGCCGCCGCTCTGAATCTGCGTACACCAGGTAAATTCATCTAACATTAAGCCCTCCCATGAACAAAATTATAAACCTCGCCACCTTGCGAGCATGACCGTTGAATCATTTCAGTGAAAATCATCTTGATACCAGTTTCCATCCCTTTTGGATCTTGACCGTTGTCAATGTTAACGTTGATATCACCAAATGCAAATTGCGATGCACCGCGATTGATGCCAGCGCCGCCAGTTGTCACGCTTCCTACTTGACCGCCGTTTGCATAACCTCGCATCATGCGATACAGGTTTTTAGCTCCGATTCTTTGCGTTGCCTCTTTGGTGAAAACAAACTCACCCTTATGAACAACGCCAGCCGGATCATATTTGCCACCGTCGCCAGTATAACCGCCGCCAGCAAAACCAGCACCGCTTAAAAGGCTTCCAAGCGTCCAGGTTGAGCCGCCCATCATGCCGGAAATGCTATTGAAGATAACCATCTTTGTGATCATCTGAACAATAAGGCTAATGATCGATTTTGCAAAGTCTTTGAAGTTTGCTTGTCCAGTAGTCAAGAAATCAGCCATTTGTTGCGATAGGCCGTTTAACGCCTGGCTCGCAATGTTGCCGATATTATCATACATGTTCATTGCTTCTTCGCCGTACTCCGCAAAGGCATGTTTTGCACCAGATAACCAATCAGCACGTTTAGCATCTTCCTCTTTATAGCGGTTGTCTAATTCATCCATCATGGCGGTGAGTTGCGGATCTCCTTCCTTACCTCCTTTGGCAAGATAATCAGCCTCAACCTTTGCACGTTCCGCCGCTCTTGCTGCTTCACGCTCGCTTAACCCTCTGGTTTTGGCTAGTGCTTCTGTTGCTGCTTTCTGCTGCTGGATAAACTTGATTGAGCTATCTTGCAACTGATTAAGTCGCGTTTGTGCAACAATCTGATCTCCTAAAATAGCTTTTTGTTCAGCCATCGCTAGGATCTTATCTTTGTTGGCTAAAATGCTTTTTTCTTCATCAGTAAGTTGCCGTTTTGTTGATGCTTCTTGCAAAATCTGAATTTTAGCTTGTTCAGCCCATAAAGATTTACGTTGCTGGCTTATGGTATCTGTGATCGTCTTGTGCTCTTTCAAAACTCTTAATTGAGTTTCTAACGCCAGGATATCACGCTGATATTGTTCTTCCAGCTTATCGCCAGCCGATACCTTAACTTTTTCAGCCTTTTGCTTTTTATCGCGTTTGGCTAATTCCTCGGCTTCCTTCCTGATATTCTCCTTTGTTTTAGTAGCATATTGCTGTTCAACCGCCGCACGATTTTTCATCATGTCAATGTAACCCTGCTCGCCTTTTTTGACTCGCTCGTTACGTTCTGCAATTGATTTTAATAGCTCCTTGTTGTTCTCTTTGGCGTTATTAATGATCTTCTGTTGTTGCGAAATTACAGAATCGCCAACATTATCAAGACCTGGGATTTTTTGCATCGTCTTAGTTGCCGACACAATAAATTCACCAATGAGAATATCACCCTGATTAAGCAAGTATCTAACCTGCTCAACCGTTCCGGCTACAACGTCGATAATCAGGTTAAGCGCCGCCAGCGTGTGATCTCCAACCCATCCCCAAGCATCTGACGCCCATTTTTTAATGTTCGTCCACATCTTTTCTAATGGCGTTGCGGAGTCTGCCAGTTTAGCTAATCTCTGATCCATAACATCAGCAAATAACTTTGTCGCCGCCGTCACTGCTTCCGTTTTTCCTTTCGTTTTCTCCAGGTCTGCAATATAAGTTAACTGCCCTTCGCTTAAAAAGTTGAATTGCTCGTTTAGCTCTGCAAGACCTTTAACCGGATCGCCAGCAATCTTATTAAAGTAATCGGTTATCTTGTCGCTTGATTCACCCGTTACCGTTGACCACTGAGCGGTAGTCTTTGTGATCGATTTAATCTGATCAATCGTGAATTTGCCGGATTTTGCAAGCTCTGTTGCGATGGATCGGATGTTTCCTATCGTCGCATCAGTGCTGTTATTAATGTCCTGCGCCAGCTTATCGAACTGTGCGCCGCTTGTGCCAGCATAGCCACCAGTCAGCACCAACGCCTCTTGCAAGTCACGTTGCGACTTATACGCATCATAACCAGCCTTAACAAGAGCACCCATTGAAACGGCTAATGCGGCAAGGCCAACGTTTACCGGATTCAGAAACGACAACAGCACTTTAAACGTATTACCAACGCCGCCGAAAGAATCTTTAATCTGTCCACCCTGCTGGATTGCAACCAACCAAACAGGCATACCGGAAGCCAGCGACGTTACAACGTCAGTGATCTGAGCCGGAAGCATTCGCATTGCCTGGTTATATTGCCCTGCGCTAATTCCGGTTAAATTCATCTGTTTTTCTTGCGCTTTAAGCTGTGCAATGAATGGCGCTGCCTGAGCACTTACGCCAAGTTGCGCCGCTTTCATTTCCAGCAATTCGGCTTTTGTTTTGCCAAGAGCGGCGGCTTGCGATTCCAGATCCGCAAGGAAAGTTTTTCCGGCTAACGCTGCTTTCTCTTTGGCTTTTGATTCCTCAAGTGCTGCGCGGCCTTCTTCCGTTAACGCCTTTTTATTACGCTCCAGCTTACTGATCTGAGTTTCCAGCATACTCCCCAACTGGAAAAACGTTTCATCGGGAACAATGCCCTTTTGCCATAGCTTATCAAGATCGCTTGCGGCCTGAGATAGCTTGCGCATTTTCGCCGCTGTCGGATCAACAGTGTCCTGAATGCGTTTAAATTCACGGCTCTGTTTCTCCAATTCATCAGCTAATTGTTTTGCCCTTTGCTTTGCAATTTCTTCCTCATTAACAAAGCTCTCAACGCCTTTCTTTGCTTCGTCGTTTGCTTTTTTAAAGTCCTGCAATGACTTTACAGCCCTGTTTAACTGATCTACGTTAACGCCAAGTGTTAAACCTGCAAATTGTTCAGCCATATATTTTACCCTCATAAAAAAAGCGCCCGTAGGCGCTTTATTTGTTATTTGCTTGCATCATTTCCAGTGCTTTTTGTTCCATGATGCGCAAGTCATTTAAGGCCATTTCTTCATCGTCTATTTTATAGATTCTGAATAACATAGGCAAAACATTATAATCAAAACCGTAAGCACCAGCGCCAGCACTACGCCACTGTGTACCCATCGCGCAAAATATATCCCATGATTGCATCATACTTTCATCAAATATGACCTCTGGCGGATCTTCTCCTTCATAGTCTGCGCGGGTTAATCCTACGGCTTGCAATTCTGCATCTGTCGGCGGTTTCTGATAATACAGATAAACCGCCCGTTTTAGTTTTTTACGCGTTGCCCTGCCAGCGCACTTAAATAAGATCCCATAAGAGCCAGCGCCGCGCCAGGATAATAATCAACTAACAGTTGCGCGTTTTCTTCGTTGAATTCTTCCTCCAGATCCCAACCCACGGCAACATTCATGATGAATTCAGGATCTTTAATACCTTCTTTCTGGTAAAGCTCTTGAATCTCGCTGGCCTTTTTATGCTTAACGGTAAACACAATTTTTTGCTCGTTACCATCCGGCAATACAAATTTAACTGGAAGTTTGAAATCTGGAAGCGGGGCAAGAGTCAATTTCATTTTAGCCATTGTCATTTCTCCTGAGTGGTTAAATATTGAGGTGATATTACATCAAATAAAAAAGGGACGCAATGCGCCCCTTAATATTAATCCTGGTTAGCAGGGAGGAAAGTAAAGCGACCTTTCAGGGATACCGACAAAGAAACGGTTTCCATTTCGTTTACCGCCGTTTGTGGGATCTCGTTGAAAGAAAGCACACCAGCCCAAAGGCGCATTTCTTTCGCTTTTGGTACATACATGCGCAATGCTTTAACGTCGCCGGATTCGTCAGCCTTACGCAATAGCGGATAAATCGGGTTATCGTATTCATGCGCAAATGTGTAAGTCAGTGATACCGCGCTTTTATAGGTTGGTAACTGCTGCTCCTGGTCATCGCTCAAGCACTGGTAATTGTAATACTGTTGCTCGCCTCCGTCCTGCCCCAAGTCCTGTACGCATGGGATCTCTGTCCAACCGTTGATTTTCGCAAAGCTCGCAGTTACAGCGCCAGCCGGGAAAACGTTAGTATCGGTTGTGTCGATACCTTCAACAGTAACCTTAGTTTCTTCAGCCGCCGTCACACGCAGAACGCGATCAAGCAATTTACCCCAACTTGAGGCGGTAACGATAATGTAATCACCCTTTTTAAAGTCAGTTCCGCCACTTGCAACAGTGAACTCCGGTTTTTCAGCGTTGCTAACGTTGGTTGCGCTTACTGCCTGTGCGCGAGTATTCTCAATAAAAATCTGTGCTCCGTTAGGTAAGTGCATAATAGCCCCCTTTATTAATCGTAACGAACATAAAAACGTACTGGATAAAACCAGCCTGATTCTGATTTCTGAACTGGATGCACTTTTGCACCTTCTGAAATATAGCCATTCGAAAGCATTTTACCATCTTCAAAGAAATCAGCAATATTTTTTGCCAGCTTGCGAGCCTTATCAATTCCTGAACCTGGCGGGAATTCAATTCCGATCTGAACCATTCCAATATAGCTAATGCATTTCCTTTTCAGATCATGAATTATTGTATCTGCTTCTTTGTAGTCATATTTAAGCCAAATGCCTCCGCCTTTTGGTGGCGTAAATTCAACGTTTTCATAAGCGATCATATATTCGCTTTCGTATTCTTGAGCCAGCGCCATTCTTGCCGCAACAGATAATTCATAGTGCATTTTTCTTTCTCGCCTCCCTTATCGCTTCCGCCATGTAAGAGCGCAGCCGGATCGCAACGATACCAAATACCCCCGCTGGAGCTTGCTTTGAATGACCATATTCAAGAGCATTAGCGTAAATCAGCATATTGGAAAAGTATATTGATTTGATAGCTCCGCCGCCATGCAATAATGCGTAAAGTGCTCGCCTCCCTTCTGCCTTTATTTTTTCACCGTCGCGATCATATTGGTTAAGCGCGTAAAGTGGCGGCTTGTTTGCTGTGATCTGCATATTGGCTTTAAATCGTCCTGTATCAACTGGCGCAATATCAACTAATGCGCCGTGAACCTTTTCACCAAAAATCTGAATCACATCATTCAAGCCGTTTTCTACTTGCTCGATCCATTTGTTAACGTCGCCATGAAATTCTCGGATCGAATAATCAGCCATGAACCGCAACCCTCCGCATTATTGGACGGTAAGCAACGGTAATGCTTGTTGGTCTGATTGGTCTTGTTTCAACCATAACATAACGCTCGCCGTCTATATCAATCTGATATCCGTTTTTAAGCTCTACATCAGAATTAAAAACGCCTAACTTGTCGGTAACTCTAATTACCTCTCCGTCAACTTCTCGCTTCCGTGGTGCTCTCACAAGACCTTTAATCTTCACCTTTATTTCAGGTTTTTCAACCTCAATACCGCCAACAATTTCAACGCTTCCAGGTTGAGTAATGCAATCAAATTCACCAGTTCCATCGCTAAAAAAATTAATTCCAGCCGATGCCATAGATCTGATTTGTTCATAATTCATCGTGAGCACCTCCGATGAAATGCAGTTGTAAGGCCAAATCCGCCGCCTTTTTTCTTGTTGAGAACTTCGTACATTTTACCCCACGGAGTTTGGCGCAACGTGTTACCGCTTGTGTCGTCGCTAACTTTGCTGAACGTTTGCGAAAACTCACCAGTCAGGGAAAATGATGCTATACGATGCGAGTAGCTTTCTACGCTCTCACTTTCCTGTTTCATAGCTCCGTCAAGAGTCATCAGGTGCAAAGTGTAAAGAGCAACAGCGCGGAAATATTTGTCTTTGAAATGCTTTTCGCAAACGAAATCTTTAGCCAGTTCAATCCATGCCTGAATCAATTCAGGATCAACTTTCTTGAATGCTGGCGCGATTTTATAAATTTGCTCTAGGATCTCAATATCATTCATGGTGTATTCTCCATAATAAAAAAGGCGCTACATGAGCGCCCTTTCTAATTAATACTCGCCGCCTTCCTCAAGCTGTGCCTTGCTTTTGCCTTCGGTTGGGTTTGGCTTGCGTTTTTCGTTGAACGCTTCAATGATCTTATCGTTTAGCTCTCCGTTATCTTTTACGGTTAGCTTGCCCTGGGCAACCAGTGATTTTGTACCCTGCCGCTCTAACACGCTTTCCGCAACGGTAATTTCTTTACCAGGCATAACGTCAACGCGATCAATAATAATAAGTGCAACGCCAGTGTTTACCAGTGTAATTTCTTTTTCTTTAGCCATTTGCTTTTCTCCAGATATAAAAAAGGGAACCTTTAACGGTTCCCTATATTAATTGAATTATCAGCCTACTACAAGACCTTTAATCAGAACAAGCGTCAACGGACGGTAAATCGTCAGACCAGTGCATTTAGAGGTGCAAGGCACTTTGAAATGCAGGTCTTTAGGTTGCGCGGTAAGCATGTTAAACGCTTCTGGAATCTCAATGCTCATGTTCATCGGATCTTTTTCGTAAACCAGCGCCGCTTTAGTGCCTGCACCGTCGATATCCTCAAGCTCTGAAATGGATTCGATAGTGATACCGCCATTCTGCTGCTTGAAATAATCAAGATAGCTCATGGTTGTTTCCGGCATACGAACCATCAGAACTTTACGCATTGACGGCGGGATCAGGATCATATTAGCGCGGTGCTGCCCGTTTGTCAGCGTTTCGATTTTTTCAATCGCTTGCTCTAATTCATCCTGTGCGGTTTCCGGCTTTTTACCAGTACCTGCGGCGTTGTTCCAACCTGCGGAGTTGATAGTTGTCAGGTTTGGATGATCAAACACGCTGATAATTTTATGCGGTTTAGAACCTTTGAAAACCAGGTGATTTACAAGCTGATCATGCGCATTCTGTGCGGCGTTGGCCTTGCGAGTGGAAAGGCTCTTGCCAGTGCGTTGACCTGCTTTGATTTCGTCAATGGAAATCAGGAACGCATTACCAAGACGGAACACTTTACCGAATTCAGAAGTCATCAGCGCGTCAACAGTTGGCAGATCATCAGTGTAATCAGCGATGATTTTTGCGTGTCCTACTTTGTCGAAAGTCTGATATTCAAAGGTTTTATCTGTATCAGAAAGTTCTGACGTTACAGGGAATACACGCAGCGCGGAACCTGCCGGATATTCTTTCTCATAGGCTTGAGCCTTAATTTTATGAAGCTCTTGAGCCGTCCAAATACCCATATCAGATGCGTCGTTTTTAGCGCCGCGTAACTGCATATGGTTTGCGATCACGTTTGCTTCAAATTCATCATATTTCATTTCTTTAGACATAATATTTTCCCTCATAGAAAAGTCGTCATAATAACGGCTTTAATATAGCATTTTTTGTTAAACGTTCAAGTGTTTTTTGTGTTAGCACACTACAACTGAACTGATAGTAAAATATATCCGTGTGAATATCTTACGTATTCGCCAGTAAAAAACCAACTGGTAGGAAATCCACTTGTTGATATAGAGCCATTGTCTTTAACAAAAACAGGATCTTTATACGATGGAATATCATGTTCGTCCTGAGTGATTACCCAAATTCTACCATGAGTTATTACGTTAACCGGATCTCCGGCGTCGTAATATTCTTTGCAAAAATCCATATAATCACGCGTAACGATTCCGTAATGATTTGAGTTTTCATTAAAATTGTGGCTGATTATTTTGTAACCGCAAGATATGCGATCAACACATACGGCCTTACCTATCACGGCTGAAACATCCATAACTGGCGAGCCATCTATATTATAAAGGCTTGAATCTACCAAGCACCCATTTTCAACTATACCTATTATAGAACCGTAATCAGACATAAAACCACCATATATAAAAGGCCGGAATAATCCGGCCTTATTATTATACCAGTTGAACCTCAACGAGTTTTAGACCTTGGAATTCCGTAAAGTCTCCAGTTGCGATCCAAGTGGTTTCAATTAATCCAGACGTTAAATCAACCTGTCCTGAATTATCAAGTTTGATAGCTGTTTTGAATGCTGGCGCTTTCGACTCTACAGATAACATCCAAACGCGCCCTTTAGTCATTACGTTAATTCCGCTACCAGCCTCATAAACCATGCGACCATCTTTAGATGTGGTCTGGAAGTTGGATCGAATAGCAACACCATAAGCATTACCAGACGCCGCCATAGCCTTAATTAATTTCTCACCGCTTGCGCTAACTCCGCCATGTTGAACACCAACGCCAACATAAATTGTTGATCCGGCATCACCATCAAGAACACAAGCGCCGTCGATGTTATACGCGGAAGTGTCAGAAACTTGACCAGGCAAGGCGCGAGCCATTGCAACATGATAACTTGCTGAAATCTGAGCCATAATATTTTCTCCTTACTTAGCTTTATTCAGACGTGCGGAAGGATCAAGAATGGTTTCCGCTGCATCCTGTTTGTTTTTTGCTGCATCGCCTTTTAATGCGATACGTTGAGCCGCCATTTTATCAGATTCTTTCGCGATATCAAAAGCGGTATCAATATATGCATCAGCCTTTGCGCTAATGTCATTACCCATGACCTCTTTCACATATGCGATCTTAATTTCTTTGGCGGTTAGGCCGTCGCATTTTACGCCAACTTCGGAAGCGGTAGCGACCAGCGCGGCATGTTCATCAGCGTCAGCTTTTGCTTTTTTCACAGCTTCTTCAATCTGCGCCGGAATGCCGTCAACTTTCGCCTGTAGCGCATCGCGCTCTGCTTCCAGGCTATCGGCTTTAGTTTTTGCCGCTGTAGCGTCTGCTTTCACTGTTTCGATAAAAGTAGCAACTTCTTTTGGTACGTCAAATTCAACAGCACCATCCAGTTTAATTTTAACGGTCATAACTTCGTCCTCTTTATTTAATTTAACGTCAGTATCATACGGGAATTCCTGCTCGCTATCAAGATTCAATTTTGCAATGCCAGCGCGACCCTTAAACACTAACGCAATATGGTTAACGCTAATGCTTGTTTGCAGCGCATCAAATTTTACCCATCCTTCCGGTGGCTGTTCATCTTCTTTTAGATCTTCTTCAAAGATGTATTCACCAGTTTCATTAGATCCATAACCAGGCTTATCAATATCAATAGACGTATAACCAACGCTAATTTCAGCCGTTTGTTTTTTCTTCGCGCTTTCAATTGCATCCTTTGCGTAAATATTCAAAGGTGCTTCAACTCCGATCCCATTTGGAATGCCAGCGCCTGAACAAGTACCAACTACAACATCACGCGCATTTTCCGGCGTTACAGTTACGTGACCTACTGTGATTGGTTTTCCTGCGTAAGTTGCCAGTGAATCAGCCTTGAATACTTCACTTGCTGGCCTGAATTCTCTACGCTCTCCAAATGGCGTTTGGTAAATCTGCAAACCAATTCGCGCCACAATAGGACGATCAACTAAAAAACCATGTTCATCAAAATGCGCTTTTACTCTAACGCTATCAAAACGTTGCACTTTTTTCATTTTGCTGTCTCCCAATCCGGCTGCGCCCAACAACGACAATTAAATTCCTCACCAGGAAAAACATGATTGGATGTTAAGGCGATCCGTTTCTTTTCCCACATCAAATGTTTTTCACGCTCGCGATCATCTAACTGACCGCGCCAAATATAATGGGTAACGCCAGCATCAACGCAACGCTGATACATTAACACGCTATTCCAAGCGCCAACTATACCAGAAGTGCGACGGGACGCCCAATTTTTATATACCTTAAATCGCCTTTCGATAATTGCATTTAGTCTTTTCTGATCCGCTTCGTGCAATTCGGCTAACCTTACTTGCATCTCCCAATCGTCAAGAATATTGTCAACCATCTTTCTGATAGAGTCGCGCACCATTTGCCGCCATACATGATATTTAGGCGCGTACCACGATTCACCAGCGTTAGCACCTCGACCAATCAGCAACATGACGGCTAAATTATTCTTGCCTCCCGTCTTATTTGCGATCCTGATAAATTCCTTTGAGTTGAATTTATAGATGGATAGCGCGAAAGTTGGCAGTAGCGCAATGAATGCGGAAATTAATTCCTCTGCGTATGATTCATTATCTGCCGCCGCTTCACTAACCTGATCATCAAATTTAAGGCGCTTTGTGTTACGGCGAATTCTTACAACAAGATCCCTCACAAGCAATTGTAAGGCGCGATCAACGTCGCGCCTCGTTGCCTCTGGAAATCTCCATGAGACATCATTCATTGTTTAATTCCTCCGTTCCTGGTTCCGGTTCCTGTTCTTCTGGATCTGGTAGTTCAATGTTGTCACCATCACTAATTTTAATGTCAGGGCAGATTGATCGCAAAGTATCTCGCGTTTCTTTAAGATCGATCGCTTGCTCTGCTTTCAGCTTAACGATTGACTCAACGTTTTTAGCCATGATTTCAGCTTTATCCTTATCACTCGGAACGCTTAACGGCTCGAATTCAATCGACCATTCCGCTTCTGAGATCATGAACGGCAAAAGGAATTCAAGAATCGGCTTATAATCCTCTCCGCGCTTGCGATCAATTAACTTATAGAAAGTCTCTAGCGCCGTGTTTTGACTCGCTGAAACGCCGCCAGTGTTCTTATTTTTGAGGATGATTTCATGAATGCCAGTTAGTGCAACAATTCGATCAATCTTTTCCTGTAAGAACTCTGGAACGCCGGAAACGTCAGAATTGAGAACCTCATATTCTTCATCTGTGGCATCAATACCAATTGCCTTACCAACTCCGCTTTCGTCATCAACCTGAGCCAAACGCAAACGCGCCGCATAGCGCCCTTCTTCATCGTCGCACATCAAAGCCAGATCACGCGCTTTCCATACTGCTTGTTGTTTTCTGCGTAGCAATTGCGTTGCTAATTCATGGCAATAGTTATAATCAATAATCGCCTCAATCAAACGCTTGTTTAAAATGCTTGCGCCCCAACCATCATTTTGACTGCGTTTTTCATTCGATACGCGCTCACCATCAATGATGCAAATACGCGAGTAATGAACAAAGAATTCCGGTATATCTCCGCCAGGTGAGATCTTATAAAGTTTTGGCTCACCGTAACGAACACTCCGCGCATTAGTTTCACGTTCATGAATGGTGATCTGATAGCGATCATACACGCGAATATCTTCAAGTTGTGCACCAGGCTTTACAGGTGATTTCAGCATTCTGTTATCAGCAACAACAGCAAGAATTGCAGAACCGCCAAATAAACGCGACCATGAAAGCGCATCAATAATTTTAGCATTTAATCGCAATTCATCCCAACGCGATTTAAAAGACTTTTCATTTTTCACGCCGTCAACTTTAAAACCAGGCGTTACCATTTCTTCTGGAATAACATCGACAATGCGCCGCGCCATTCCATCTTCTTCATAAAATTGCGATAACGTTTTAAATGCCGCACTTTGCATGTAAAAAGCATTTGGCCTAAACGTTCCATCTTTAGATCCGAAAATTTCGTTGTAACCATCTTCTTTAGTAATGGCCTTTACCTTGTCGCTCATAAATACCCCCATAATAAAAAAGGCCGGAATATTCCAGCCTTTGATTTTACACATTAACGCTTCGCTAATCCAGCTAAACGCTTCATTCTATCAACCGCATTATCAGCAAGGTTAAGCTCAATATTAACCGCATCAAAAAGGTTATCCATAATATCATCATGAGGATGGCTATCATCATAAGTGAATGCCGCCGCCTCTGCCAGAAATTCAGCAAGCATGTGATGCGATTCAGGCAATACAACATAACCATTCTTGATCACTGGCTGAGCGTCCATGCAGCGCGTTACTTTGTCTTTATCGCGTTGCACTGGCGTAATTTCTATCGGAAATGCTTTGCGGCAATTCTGGATCAAACCTGTACCGCTCGCTTTATCTTCCACGTAAATTTTACGCAAGTTTCCGCATTCTTTGTTACGGTTCCAGCACTGTTTAACAAACGCTTTAAACTGAGTTTCTAACATTGGCGCTTCCCATTTTCCGCGCACACCGTCAATAAAATATATACGGCCTTTGAACATGCCCCAATAACATAAAACGCTGTAGTCGTTTAGCTCACCTTCTTTCTGAGCGGTATCTGCTGTAATAAACGTATAATCAAAGCGATCCGGTTTTGGCATCGTTGATTTTTCTCCGGTTCCGTAATACTGGAACCATCCAACGTTAATTGCGTTACCGCCAAGAGCAATTGGCTCTTGCTGATACTGAGAAAGGAACGTGTACAAATCCGCATCGCGTAGCGCTTTCAAGTCATGAATGCTTTCCTTGCTAGGCCAAAAAGAATAATACTTTACGCCGTCAATAACGATGTATTCAGACGAAAGCACATCCTTTTCAAAGTGCGGCTGCAACCAATCAGGAAGCGATTTCCCGTATTCCTCTGTAACCATCGCCGGAATTGATATCTGGTCAAATTCAATACCCATTCCGCCATTCATCAGAAACCAGGTCATATCCTGCGCGTGTAGGCGCTGCTGAATAACGATAATCGGCGTTTCTGAATGTGCGCGACGTGATCGAATGGTGTTCTTTGCGATCATTTGACCGCGCTCACGTTTCACCTTCGAAAACATATCATCTGGCTTTTCTGGATCGTCAAGAGTTACGCAACCTGAATAAACGCCAGGCGTAATGTAACCGCCACGGCTACCAGTAATCTGACCGCCCATTGATTTACTAATCATTTCCAGGCGAACTTTGCCAGCGTCATTAAGGATCTGAAATTCATCATCCTTGCTTGTACCAGTTTTTGCGGGGTAAAGCTCTTGCCATTCTCGCGAGTTAACCAGATCGCGCACACGCTTGCTGTTACGTTTAACCAGTGTATCAGCAAACGAAATATTCAGATTTCGCACCTTGTTCAATTTCAAATATGAATAAGGCGGAAAGTGGATCGAAAGTAATTCGGTTTTGCCTGAACCTGGTGTTACGTTAAAAATGGTATCTTTGCGCACACCTTCAATAATTTCATCAATTGCCCTTGCAATATAAAGGTGATGCCAGTTAGGAATCCATTTTTCGCCCTGCTGGATCGGGAACCAGATTTTAACGAAAGTATCAAAATCGTGTGTGCTTAATTCCTTAATAGCCAGCTTTTCAAGTTTTGTTAAATCTTCCCAAATCAACATAGCATTCACCTTTAAATCTTGCTTAGGACGCTTGCGACTGCGTTTTTCATCGCTTCTTCTGTATTGTCTTGCTCTTTTGCATTGGCGCTAATATTGAACGTGTCGCCTTTATCAATGCCAAGCTCTTTTGCGATCATGGTGCTGTTAATCATTCCGTTTGCAGCTAACTGGTATTTTTGTTCTTTGATTACCGATTCCGCAAACTCAATAACAACATCATAGCCTGGTTTAAGTTTCCACTTTGCTAGTGCTGTGCCGGAAAAACCGCAAAACAGCTTTAACCCTTCCCATGTGAAAATACGCGGCTTGTGAATCGTATCCTGATACACTCGACCCTGAAAGGATGCCGTTTCACCTGCTTTAATGGCGTTTAGCTCCGCCCACTCAAAATACTGAACAATCAGGTTCATGACTTGTTCAGGCGTTAGCGTTGCGCGTTTATCAATCTCACTACCTACCAGATCGGAATATCGCTTATTCCATAACTTTTTAAAGTTTAGACTTTCCGCCGCTGGCGCTTCTGTTTTTTTAGCCATAATAAAATCCTCCTGTTGATGCGTGATTATAGCTAAATTGTATGCACAAAAAAACCCGCGCAAGGCGGGTTATCTTTTGGCGTTGCA